ACACGCGCGGCACTGATTTGAGAGCGGAGCGAACGGATTTGGCGGGCGGTCTCCTCCGATACAAGGCGCTTTGGCTTTTGGGCAGCTGCCTCCGCTTCGGCTTGCTTGTGTGCTTTAAGTTTGGCTGCTAACGATACATTGTATTTTGACATAGTAGTTTACACGCTGTAGTTAAGTAAGTGCATATTATACTATAGTATGCACTGGTTGTCAAGAACTTTATATTCACACGCGCTCGCACACGCGTGTAAGCAGCGGGGTCTATCCGGGGGGGGGGGAGGTCGGTCGGATTGCCGACTACTCATCGTCCCATATGTCGTCCCAGTCTATTGGTGTGTAGGCATCATCTATATCGTTGTCCCAATCTTCGTCCATTCCTGCAAAGAACTCTTTGCGCTCTTGCATTAAGGTCGCACCGCGTGTTTGAAGTATTGCTAACTGCTCTCTTAAGTTTTGCTCTATAGCTTCCATAACAACTCCAACTAATTAGTTAAGTCGCCCCGCCATACATATGTACACAGCGGGGCCTATTACTCTATGCTACTGCTAACTCAGCTTCCAGTGCATCTGCTGCTGCCGCGTAGTCCACTTCCTCAACTACTACACTTTGTGGAGCAACCACTGTGTACTTGCTAAAGAAGTCATCGAATGCTTGTTGTGCATCTAAGTCCTCTAACTCTGTGTAGTCCTTAATTGCCATTGCTGCATCATACTTGGTCATTGCACCGTCTAGCGCAAACAATCTAATGTCTGTGTGTCCATTGCGTTGTAACACTTTCACACGATCCGCTTTGTTAGCAAATCGTACTTTGTACACACCATTTAAGTTGCTGATGCCAGCGAATGTAAATGTTTTTTCAACTGCAGTAACTGTGATTAAGTTTGACATATTGTACGCTCCAAAAAATAGAAAAGTTAAGTTGTTTTACTGCTAGTTAGCTAACGCGCTTGTTAGCTAACTTGTTGCATATTATACAGCTTTTTTAAAACATTGCAAGCATTTTGTTTTCGTTTGCTTCAGCAATCAACGCATCAATACGCGCCACAATGCTCTCTGCGCTCTCAAGTGTTGTCCAGCCGCCGTTGTTGTGACGTCCATCACTTATTGAAGTTTCCATAATTCCTGTGTTTCTATCTTTATACTCCGACACTGTGATGTTAGTGTTAAAGTAGATAGTAACGATGTTGTTGCTTGTTGTAGTAATTTTTAATTTATACATAATAGTTACGCTGTAGTAGTTAAGTAAGTGCATAGTATAGCAAACTATGCACTGGTTGTAAAGAACTATTTAAACCGCTTTCAATAATCTGTCAACTCTTCTCAGAATCCGTTTGCCCTTTGCACTGTAGCCAACTATCTCCGGACTAGCATAGTACGATGTTTCCACGTAAATGGCATACTTGTTTGCTTTTTCAACTAATTGTTTTATCTTAGCTTGCATAACACGCTCCGCTTTGTTGTTTAACTTGTACATAGTATAGCAAAACAATTTTGGTTTGTAAAGAAGTTTTAAATCACTAGCTCATACCAGTTCAATACAGCGATTGCGCTCAATAATACGATAGTAGTGAATACTGCGAATGTGTGTATAAACGACATTTTGTTTGCTCCTCATATATATAGTACACGCATAGTATAGCAGACTGCATACAGGTTGTCAACTGGTTTGTTACTCAGTGTATGCCGCCATTACCAATCCTACATAGTTTTGGGTTTCTGGATAGGGTGGAACCTTATTCTTATGCCGGATCACCGCATGCTCGCCCGCATTATATCCGGCTACTGCTAGTTTGGTATCTTTGAATGTATCGAGCAAGAACCTTAGGAACCGAACTCCGCCTTCAATGTTCTGTCTTTCATCCATCCGATCACTCACTCCAAATCGCTCTGCCGTTGCTGGCATCAGTTGCATCAATCCAGCCGCACCTTTCTTACTTATAGCCGATTTGCGATATGTACTTTCCGTTTTAATGACTGCATGTACCAACTTCTCATCCACTCCATACTTCTTTGCTGCGATATGGACATAGTGATTGACTTCCCATCGAGTTAGTGGCTTCTTCTCTACTATAGTATGTGATACAGGGGCAGATGGTTTGGCTGCAGTATTGATCTCAACCGGATGATCTGTTAACCAAACTCTCCCATCCGCTCCCGTATATCTATATACATCCGCATTCACCGGCATTACTACTATAGTAGCAAGAATGGCAGCGCGGATCATTTGGCGCACTCTGCTGCGAACTTAACCATTGCCGCATACTCTGGATTGGCTACAGCGGTGACTATGTTAGTGAGTAGATGAGCAATCCATGCAAACCCGCCAATCCATGCTACACCCATTACACATAGATAGGTAAACGCATCCGATCCATTGAACTCATCTTTTAATAACTTAAACAGATAATACGATCCAACTAATACTCCAGATATTACTACTATAGAGGCAATGTCTGGAATGGTTTCTATAATAGCTTGCTTTGCCAATAACTCTTGTGGTACATTACATAGCTTCATTGCGTGCTCCGCATAGTGTGTTAGTAAGTGTTTATTATACTATAGCACAGCGGGGTCTGTAAAGAACGTTGTTACTCGTATACGCCCACTTGTATGTGCGCGTGTAGCGTGTTATATTATAAGCACATAGCATACTATACTATAGTATATACTCAGCGCGTGTAACGCATTACAGCGCATTTTACGCTATGATACACTATTATAGTATAATAATACACAATATAAACACGCGAGTAATAGTTTACAGCGGGGCCTTTTATAGGTCCAGGACTCGATAATAACTCGTCATCTTCGGTTTTTGGCCCGCGTCGTTAGCGGTCTGCAACACCATGATTTTGCCGTTTTTCACGTTTATAGACCGACCTAGTACCAGAGTACAGGGTCCGGTTAAAAAGAATAAGAAAAAGCCCACTTTAGGGAGCGAATCTAAAGTGAGCTTATAGAGTTACTATAGTATAGGGAGCGAATCTATACTATAGTATATAGAGTATAGTTGGGAGCGAATCAACTATACACTATTCATATGCGCGTTCTTATTATCTATGTGGACGCATACAAGTTACAGAAGCTACTGCTTCCCAGTTAGTTGGCATTGCTTTACGCAAATCTGCTACTTTAAGAACCATGCGCAAACTCAATTCACGCATTTTCTTTCTGTGTGTATCTATATAGTTAATGATCTCTTCAGCTTCATCTTCTTGGAATTCATACTTGTCTAGCATACCGTCGCTTACGATTTGCTTAATACGCAACATCTTTTCGCGTTCTGTGTCTATAGTAAGATCCAAGTAGTGGCAACGCGACTCTAATGCTTCTAAATGGTCTTGTAACTTCTTGCTCTTAACATGATCAAACTTGACATTGGTAATGAATATACATCCGCCTTCAAAGTCAAAACTGTTTGGAATCCCTGCTTCTTTTAGTATGCGCGACTCTGTGTGCCAACTGATAGTACGCTTACGCCCTGTGTCCAATGCTGCTTTGAGCAAGTTGAGCGCAATATCATCAAACAATACACTATCGCAGTCGTCAAACACTACGATACACTTCTTGTCCTTATAGTCCCACAGCATTTGATATAAACATAATGCACTGATGTTACCTTTTGCTATAGTGTACTTCTTTAAGGTTTCATCTTGTGCTACATTGGCGAACACATCATAACGCGATAACACTGTTTCTACACCGTGTGATTTGCCTACTCCAGGTGGTCCACTTACGATCATAGCGCGAACATCACCTTTCTTTACTGCACGAGTCATATCATCTAGTATGGCAAACCGTGTGCGCAACCGTTCTACAATCTCTTCGTCCGTTTCGTGTGATACATGTTCAGCCGGTCGTTGCGCTATAGTACGGTTGGTCTTGATTGTATCCACGGTGATCATTTGTGGTCTTGCTACTGTTTGTTGCATAATACGCTCCGCATTGTGTGTTAGTAAGTGTTTATTATACTATAGTATAGTATGACTGTCAACTGGTTATTAATCCAATGCGCTTAAAAACATCAATCCTAGTACAAATGGTATTGCAAACAATGGATTATGTGTTTCAGTGTATCCAAAGAATCCAATTAGCAGTAATGCCAGTGCTACTAACACTATAGAGAAGATTCCGAGGACAAATAGTCCTAATAGTTCAAATAATATGTGCATTTTTACGCTCCTGTGGTGTTTAACTAATTTAGTACATTATAACGCACTAATATGGTAATTGCAAGCACTATTTTGGCACAATTTTACCACTGTAATACAACTGTAATGATATAGTAGGAATGGGTGGTTGGGCGGCATAGCTACAATGAATACCCCATTGTTTTCCACAAAACCCCTCATATCCCCTGTAACCACCATAGGCCTCCTCTATTGTTTACCAAATAGTGCCACGTGAGCCGCAGGCCTCACTTTCATCTCTATACTATAGTCAGGGTTCTCGTATACGCTATTATAGGGAACCTCTATGATTCTCTTACTAAGCGTTATATCACTATAGTCTATACTATAGCGTGGATAGTTAGGCATACTTATTATACTATAGCGTTTACTACTATAGCGTGGATTGCTGTAACTATTGCTTATTATACTATAGTCCTTTATGGTGTGTAAAGAGTTAGTTTTATCACTATAGTCACTACTACTATAGTAAGCAATGGATAAGTTGCTTTCTTTTTATTTTGCTACAAATATGTTGCTTTTTTATGGATAAGCTACTTATTCATTGCTTTTGTACATAAAGTCCGGGAGGTCTAGTTGGAAAAGGATAATCTCTTACCGGAACAGCTGTGTATGTCAGATTAATCAAATGAATAAGTTTAGGATATACATTATCAGATCTCCATGGATCTAAATTCTCAAACATACCACTATATATGATTTCAAACATAGTAGGGAATCGCCAGTCGTATTTGTCTTTGTGTGTGCAGGTTATAGTGAATAAGAATGCTTGGTCTTGTGTCGTTTGGTATAAGTAGGGAGCAAGTTCGATCATAAGGTTCTCACAGGGGTTACATATGTTTGGAGAGCGAAATAGTCTCGCTCATACCATTGTCCAAGTATCAGAGGTCTATATTGTCTTTCAAAGTGTTCTTTATGAGTTGGTAGTCGCCAATCATATTTCTTTTTATGGGTGCAAGTGGCTACATATAGCCAAGCTTCGTCATATGAGAAGTTACGTCGTTTAGTAGTAGCTTGTTCAATCATCTCTTGATCCTCTTACTGGGCAGAATTGTATGTTGCGGCGTTGATCAGTTGTTCGTAGTTTAACATTATTGGAGAAGTCGCCAACTGTTGGCATTCGCCAGTCATACTTGTCGTTGTGTGTACAAGTTATCGCATATAAGAATGCATCGTCGTATGGCATTAAATGTGACATAGGGGCTGCTTCAATCATCTTTAGTTCTCACAGGGGATACCTTCCACATATATGGTACCAGTGTCTCACGATTAAAATCACTAGCATTCCAACTACCGGTTATAATCAAGTCTGCACATTCTCTTATAGTAGGCATTCGCCAGTCGTATTTGTTTTCGTGTGTGCAAGTGTATATGTATAGTTCGGCGTTATAGGCATCAAATTTGTCAGTAGTCTTAGGGGCTTGTTCAATCATCTTTATCTCTCACTGGGGTTACATAGAACCAATCGTATGGTTGTGAAAAACTTTTCTTGATAATACTGGGGTACTCTGTTACATCTCCAATAGTAGGAAATCGCCAGTCATACTTGTTGTTGTGAGTACAAGTAACGCAGTAAAGCCAAGATTCGTAATAAGGGAGTAAATGGGATTGACTAGCAAACTCAAGCATCTGTATCTCTCACTGCTATTAAATAAAAGCGGTCGAGTGGCTCTATATATGGACTTTTGATTAGTGAATCACACCATATTGGACTTGGACCACCTGTAAGTTTTACGCATTCATCGCGTGTTGGGAAACGCCAGTCGTACTTGTTTTCGTGTGTTAGTGTCCAAATGTAAAGTTCAGCTTCTTCACACGATTTTGAGTGTGATAAAATTTTAGCTTCAATCATCTTTATCTCTCACTGGGTAAACTGCTCGTTCTAAATCCTTATTGTTATAGTCATACCAGGTGCTATGCCAGGTCATAGGAGGCATCTCATCAGTGTCATCATATTCTGCTGATGTCGGAAACCGCCAGTCATATTTGTTGTTGTGGGTTAGGGTATAGATGTATAACATTGCTTCGTCTATCGTTACAAAGCAGTCGTCATGTGGTCCTAATTCAATCATATAGTTCTCACTGGGATCAATGCGCATTTCATATCATCCAACTGACCCATAAGATCATGCTGATGCCAACATACTGGGCGTTTGGGTAGAGCAGGCGTAGCGTGCCGTAGTTCCATTACAGTAGGAAGCCTCCAATCATAGTGATTGTTATAGGTTAGCGTCATCGTGTATAGTTCAGCTTCATCTATAGTAACAAACTTGATCATAGGTGCTTGTTCAAACATCGTTATCTCTCACTGGAATTACATAAAGTTCCATCCATAGGACCATATCGGGTATTCTATCAATATGCCAAGTAGTAGATGGGAAGTGGTTGTGTTCTTTTGATGTAGGCATACGCCAGTCATATTTTCGTCTATCGGTACAGGTATAACAATACAGCAGTGCTTCGTCATACTCTAATTGTTGTGCTGATTGGTATCCTGTTTCAATCATAAATCTCTCACTGGGTAAACAAGCATTTGGCTAAGACTAGAACTAAGATAGTACGGGTTCGTCCAACCTCTACAGTTTCTCATTTGATGGCTATTCATTTCCTGCCAAGTAGGCAATCTCCAATCTCTATGTCCGTCGTGTTCTAGTGTAATACAGTATAGCCAGGCTTCATCTAATATTAGTGTATGAGATGAGCATGGGCCTATTTCTAACATATATCCCTTACCAATATCAGATGCATTAGGTCAATGTCTGGATCTTGGAATGCTGGAGAATCAGTCCATGACCATCCAATGCCTATGTTATAGGTCTCTTGATAAGTAGGAAACCTCCAGTCGTTATGTCCGTTGTGTGTACAAGTTAGCATATAAAGAAAAGCTCGGTTATATGTTAGGTTACATTCTATAGGTGTTCCTTCAATCATTCTTATCCCTCACTGGTATCACATACCATGCTCTGCGCCATGATGGCTTGCTTTCATACCACGCTCCAGACATTAAATCCTCGTCAAAATACTCTTTTCTGGTTGGTAAACGCCAATCATAATATCCCCTATGGTCACATGTTAAACAGGTCAAAAACGCATCGTCATATGAGTTGATACCTCTTTCTAATTTTGGTCCAAACGCTAACATACATCCCTCACTGGAATCAATTTAGCTTTAAAGGGAACCACTGACCTGTTATCTAGATCAAACATTTCAAACAATGGGTCACGTACTGTGTTTTCAGTCCACACTAATATTACTTCTCGGTTTAGTATTTGTCTCATTTGAGGTAGTTCTTCAAATGTAGGCAAGCGATAACCCTTTTGGAAGAATATGTGCATCAATGCTTCGTTTTGTGTAGATTGTTCAAGCCATAGTTCTTTAGGTGCTAGTTCTATCATCTGTATCTCTTATTAAACAGTATGTCTTTATTATAACACGTTATGCTGGGTATGTAAACAAATTTGACATCTCTCACAGGGGTTAAGTACCAGTTAGTAAACTCATCTACTTTTTCGCGATGCCACGACTTCTCTATAGCTCGGGCAGGACCGTAGTAGTATTCGTATTCGGTAGGCATACGCCAGTCTTTCTTTCCATTATGTACAAACATGAATAAGTTTAATATGGCTTCGTCGTATGTCATACGTTGTGCGAATCTTGGGGCTATTTCGATCATAAGTCTCTCACTGGGGTTACAACACGAAGTTTTGGACCATAATCGATTGATGGTTCTTTATCATCCCACCCATATACATCGTCGCGGGTGATCCATTCAGTGAATGTAGGCAGACGCCAATCTCTATGTCCATTATATTCATAGAACAGGATGTACAATTTAGCATTGTCATACGTCATCCTTTCTGTAGATACTGGAGCTAATTCAATCATTTTATATCCCTCACTGGGGTAATTGTCCAATAGATTGGGTCATATGATATCTCATGTTCAAATACATATAAGTCATATTCATTCCAGCCAGTAAGATTATGTTTGCTTGATTCATGTAGGGTGGGCAGACGCCAGTCATACTTGTTGTTGTGTGTACAAGTCCAAACATATAGGAATGCTTCATCTCTGTGTAGTTGAATGGATGGGGGAGCTAGTTCAAGTTTCATAGGTCTCTCACTGGGGTTACATAACGAACTATATCACTACTATGTTCTCCGTGATCATCCCACCCTATCAATGGTGGATTATGGCTTAGCCATTCTTGTAACGTAGGCAACCTCCAATCTCTATGTCCATTGTGTTCATAGAACATGATATACATCTTAGCATGGTCGTACGTCATCATTTCATTAGACGTTGGAGCTACTTCGATCAAATGGTGAAACCTTATATTATTAGCATAGTAACTAACCTGGGTCATAGCGATCGTACAGGCACTACTCGCATTTTAGCAGGTTGTTGATGTACTTTCTCTGCAAGCTGATCTCTGTCTTCATACCAAGTGGGAATTATACCACTTGGGTGTTTTAGTCGCATCTTTTGGAAGTATTCCTGCTCAGTCGGAAGCCTCCAGGTGCCTACAGGCTCATGCCAAAAGCAATACATAAATGCCGCATCATAGTTTAAGTCTTGTTCTGATTTCTTTCCATATTCTATCATGTTATATCTCTCAGTGGTATAGCTGTTCCGGTTTCGTCGTCTGGTATAGCGTCGCTATCTATTGCATCTAGTGTCCATGCGTCCCACATTTCATGATCAACTTCTCGTATAGCGTCGATTAATGATTGCATCTCTCCTAATGTACCCATTCTATAGCCTTTAAGCATGAATATGTACAGCCTAGCTTCATGTTTGTTTACGTCATACTTCCATAGCTCATGTGGCGCTAGTTCAATCACTTTTTATCTCTCACTGGCTGTACGTACCAGTCTTTATCCATTACTACGTTGTCCTTTTCAACGAGCCATACAGGTGTCTCCCAACCGTTAATAGTTTCCCATTCTTCACGCGTTGGAAGTCTCCAGTTCTTATGGCCAAGATGTCTGCAAAATAGAATATACATCTGAGCTTCGTCAAATGACATTTTGTTTTGTGACCTAGGGGCTATTTCTAAGTTTAACATTGTTCTGCCTGCCCATCTAAGTACCGGCTTAATAACTTGTTCGCTAAGTCCTGTCCTTAACTCTTGCATATTGCTGTTACTGATTACAGGACGTGAAAAGTATGATCCGGTTGGTGGCGGGTTAGTTGGTATTACTCCCATGTTGTACCTGCTTCACGTATTCTATCGTGGATGTCTCTTTTTGATTCAACAATATTAAACTGATGGCTTCCTACTACAATCAGACCATCGTGAAATGCTACAATGTCTTTTACTCTAATGTCTATTTCGTATGTGTCTACTTGTACTGTTGACTTATGGACTACTCTGTTTAATGTTATAAAGCTCATAATGTTTCCTTAAAGAGGATTGGCGTAGTAGGTATAATCACTACTACGCCAATAATGTTATTCGGATTTGCTAATCTGTTGGCCAACGCTAATTAAGTAGTTACCAAAGCATCCACGTTGGATCAATAGCTTAGTATCAGCGTCTGGTGCTAAGGTCCTAGCAGTGTCCATACATTGATGAAATTGTTCACCCTCTGGACTAGTATCAGCTGGGCCTAAATATACCCATATAAAGAATATCAATACAGTTGCAGTAATGATATACGAGAAGATGTTGATAGCGGTAATTACGTGTTGTTTCATGTGTTCCTTTTAGTTATTGAATTCGGTAGCTAAAGCGATAGTCCGCATTAGGATCAATTTTGCGCATTTGCGCTCTAGTGTCAGTTCTTGGAAGATGAATCTGTTTGGGGGCTTGTGCTTGTACACAACAATTTACTTCCAACTTAGTTGGGCATACTTCGTATAGGCTTTCACCTGAACAACGAACGTGTGCATAAAACCCAGTAGGGTCTTTATAAGCTGGAATAGTAACTAATGGATCAGCCATTACGTTGGATGTTAGAGCTAATGCTAGTAATACACGTTTCATATCTTACTCCCAAGTATGTTCTACAGTTTGCTCAGTGTCAATAACATCTTGCATTTCGTCTAACATATCTGTTAGTTCTTTATCTGAATACAAGCCTGGGTTCTCAATATAAGACATTGCACGATCTAATAATTGGATTAACTCGTTACGTGTGTAGTTTGGCATAGTAGTCTCCTTAAAGTGATTGGATTGCTTGTTCTAAGTATGCAAAGGTAACTGTTTTTTTAGTACCCTTAGGTAATCCTAACAACTGGCAAGCTAAGGTGTTAGCTGATTTGCCGCGGCCCTTTAATCCTTTAATCTCTAAGCCTAGTGCAGACTTTAAGGTTAGCAGTCTGTACTTGTTAATCTGTTCTGGGGTAGTTAAAGCGCACATTGTTTTTGCTCCGCATTGTGTGTTAGTAAGTGCATAGTATAACATACTATGCACTGGTATGCAAGTGGTAATTAAATCAAAGTTAGTACCGGGTCTGGCTTACATGGTTGATCAATGCGCTCTAACGGCCTAAAGTAATTGCTAACAACCAACTTAAGATGGTTAGGCTTCTTAATTACAGAAGCTATAGTCGCAGAGGTACTGCCCATACGGCGCCCATATATCTCATCTATTGGAAAGTCTTCAGAGTCAACCCCAGAGTCCTGTAACTGCTCAATGAAGTCTTCTAACCGTTGTGCAGTGTCATCAGTGAACGTCTGTAGCCATGCTTTTTGTTTACAAATCATATCCCACACAATAACAGCTTCGTTGTGCCACATCTCATTAATTAAGACTTCAAGCCACTTAGCTTCGTGTGTGTTATGTTCTGCAAGCCATTGCCGATCCTTAAACAACGTGTTCCAATCAGCAAAGTCAGTTTTGATATTTACGTTAACTGTGTTTTTACTCAAAGTGTACTCCTTTTTGTTGTTAGTAAGTGCATAGTTTAGCATAGTTTTATTTGGATAGCAATTGGTCCATATTCAGTGCGTGTTGCGCGTTTTTTAAAAGTAATGCTACGCTATAACTTTATAATTTAAGTAGCGGCAGCCAGCTTTAAAACGCGCATTTTTTAGTGGAAGTTGTTACAGTTTACACGTTAAAAAGTGTAAAAATTATCTAAAAGTCGGACTATTTTGTGTAACCATTGTAGCCGTTAAGCTTCTGCCTCTTCCCAATGATAACTTATACTCGCATAGCCATTAGCCGCAGTGTTGTTTACAGCATTGTTTAAGTTAGTGATAAGAGACGCGATGCTCTTAGGTTGTTGATTGATCTTGTTGTTACCCTTTTCATGTTGCCAGCTTGCGCCGCATTCCAATGTGTAAGCGTGTGCGTGGATTAGCACATCTAATTCTGCTGTTATCGCAGACGTAGTGCCGCTACGGTGACGAGTTGATACTACTCTAAACATTTTTTTTGCTCTAGCCATAAGTTACTCCGCAGTTGTTGTTAGTAAGCGCATAGTATAACAAACTATGCGCTGGTATGCAAATAGTATTTAGATCACTTGCCTAACTAACTTTGATAGTTCAAATGAATCATAATCAAACTTAAAAGAATCATCATCTTCATATGGCTTTATCAGTTCTGAATAATACTCATCAGAAATATCGTCATAGTCAAGAAACTCTAATCTAATACCGTCATTGTGAGTTTTAAATACCGCAATTGTATGAATAGGAAGCCAACCTTGTATAAAACAGTTATGTAGCAATTCAAAGTTGTTACTATCTACATAGTATCTGATAAATCCTTCTTCCTGTTTTGGATAATAAAGAACGTTACGTTCAACTAAGGTTGTTACAAACTCTGATAGTTCCATTATAAATAATCTCCCCAGCGGTTGGATAACAAGTTGTTACTGCCCATCATCATAATATCATAATTAAAGCTCTTAAAACTAGAGCCATCTAAGTGCCACGAATAGTCATAATCACCTGATGTAAAGTGTACTGTTTCATCGTCGTCTTCAAGGTCTTCGTACAGCTTAACACTTACAATGGTGTTGTTGCGTAACTGAACTAATACACTACCTTGTTCTCTACACTTATCGGCTAACTTAGCAGTGAATACATTGTACTCGTCTTGTTTTACAGCCATTGCAGTGTTTATCATTATGCACCTATATCGTCATTAAGTCTAGGATCAACAAATACGTGTCCGCAATTCTCACACGCTTTTCCGTTTACTACATCAGTTGGAATCTCTTCTCCGCAATCTGGACATACACTGCCTTCATACGACTCGCGTATTACACGCGATTGGACTTCTTTGTGTATTAACCATAACGCGCTTGCTACAGACTCAGTTGCTTCATCAATTGAAGTAATAAGCTCGTCATTAGTGCCACTAACTAGTGTATCATATACCGTGTCAAGTATCTCTAATACATCGTGTAGTTTGCTTGCAATGTCGTCATTGCTCATAGGACTAGTATTCGTAGACATCATATCTCACTCTCTCAAAGTCATCATCAGCTTCGCGTGTATCAAGTTCATGTGCAATCATTTCTTGTCTAATCTCATCACCAATTGATCTTGATTCCATTTCTTGATATTGCTCAAACAATGCTTCAAGTTGTTCCCAACTCATAGCGGCTAGTTTGTTTTTGAATTGTTTGTAATGATAGTGCATAACTGCTCCTGTTGTGTTAAACTAAAAACATATTATAGCAAAAAGTTATTTGATTTGCAAATGGTATTTAAATCGTATATAACAACACGCCGTTGCCCATGTCTACTACGCCGGGCGCAGGGATAAGTTCGTATTCAATAGTAGTGGTAGCATACATAAAGATTGCTAACAACACTAGGATCTCGATTATAGTTCGTTTACTAGGCATTAGCAATCTCCAGTTATTGTGTAAGTAAAAACATATTATAACAAACTGTTATTGGTTTGTAAAGAGGCTATATTGTCAGGCTGCCTTCAAAGGTAGTAGCCAAGTACCAAGTGTCTGCACTGTGTAACACCGCAGTGACAGTAATTGTTCGGTCTGTTAACCATGCAATCACTGCTGCAATCGGATCGGCTAATGCTACGGTAATAGAAACAGTTGATACATCATTCTTTAAAGTAGCAATTACTCTAGGGGTAATTCCGGTATGAGCAGGTGTTGATATTGCAAGTGTAACTTTAATTGCATTTGGGTAATATTGTATAGTCATTGTTATCTCCTGTACTGTATTTACCCTAATACGCCTTTGTGTAGTTGTGTCTGCTTAATGATGCAAAACGATTTACTCCATTAATCCAAAATGGATCTGTTACTAGGCCATCGTTGTGTACTCGGTTAGCAAGTTTTTGAATTTGATCTGATTTTGGGGTAGGGGCGGCCCAAGAGGTGTCAAACTCTAGGTCCATTACATATTTTTGATATATAGGCATTGAAGCCTTAATTGCTGAAATGTTTTGCATCTTATTTTCCTTTTGTGTATTTACCGCGCATAGCTTTCACTATGCGCTGGCATACAAGACTGCTAGTCGTCTTGTTCTATTGCAAGTTGTTTACCTAGTTCCCATACCCATGTGCTGCCATCTTCACCTTCCCACATAATCTGACCTTTGATTAAATGAGATGCATGTTTAAAGAACAAGTCCTCCTGGCCACGCTTGCTATCGTACTCACAAATTAGTACGTTACCCTCGTGATCAAGTACAGTCTCAAACCCTAACTCAGTAAGTACGTCTTCAACTGATGTAACTGTTAGATCATAATTTGACGGCATCCATGAATACCACCATACCTTCTGTTCACCCTTGCTCCAACTTCCGCCACGCTTAAGATGATTGTTCTCTGGCTTGTTAAGATCTTTCCAAATCTGCAACACCTCGTTGCGATTCTCAGTTGGAATAACTGCTGTTGAGTGTTTAATTTTTACACAATACCCCATAATAATCTCCTAAGCGTAAATTAGTTCAATGCCGTATTTTGCACGGGCTTCGTTAATGTATTCGTCAATGCCACTTAATGCAAAGATGTGTTGGTTCTCAACTACTTTAGCAGTAACCCTTGGATACTTGTGACTGTCAAGTTGACGTCTATAGTCTTCACACATTCTGTGTGTATAGAAGTTACCTTCGCGTTTAGCAACGGATGCTGAAGTAACTACTGAACCCGATGCGCGTTTCATTGTTGTTAAAGTGAAGCATAATGTGTCATCAAGCATTACATTTGATTCTGCTTTCCACACGCCGTGCATAGTTTTGCCAAGTCTTGTTTCATGTAACATAACGCGCTCCTAAATTACTATTAAAGTGATTACTAATACTACTAAAATTGCATCCACAATAGCGAACCCTAATGTGTAGTCGCCTGATGGAAATAACTTGTTGCGTAACGATTGCATATTGTGCTCCTAATTGTTTGTTAGTAAGCGCATAGTATAACAAACTATGCGCTGGTATGCAAGTGGTAATTACTTCTTGCCTTCGAGCTGTAGCTCGTCGTAACGTCCTAAGTTAAATGTCCATGTAGCATTACGATCATGTAACCAGTTAGCATACTTTGCAGGCATGAACATCATTAATGGGTGAACGATTACATTGTGAACGAATTCTTTAAACCATTGTTTCATATTGTAGTCCTCTTATTTGCCACGGGCCGCAACCCATACAGTAAATTCAGTTAGTGACATCTTATCATCTAACACCATGTTATACACTTCTTCAACTGACAAGCCAGTGTTAACTTTGCTTGTTACTACTGGTACTAATGTAGTTAGGCCCACAATCATTGTTTTACCATTGTTAAACTCAATAGCTACATTCTTGCCACCGGCTGGATGAAGCTCTCTAATTACTTGCAGGACTCCAGTTTCAACAATAACTGCATCACCTTTACGCAACTCGTTTACAAACTTATTAGCCATTACACATCACCTTCTACAAGGAACCCTACTAATAGGTGTTCAGGAATAGCTGTTAACAGTTCTTCAATAGCTGTGTAGTCTTGGAACCTAACATCACTTACAATCTGTGCTAACACTTTATCAACTAGTTCTTGATTCATTCTGAATCCTCTTCTTCGTCTTTAACTGGAGCAAGCTCTGCTGATACTAACATATCCCAATCACCCGAGTAGTCATTAGCTTTGATCCATTCAATCATTGCTTCAATGCAACCACTGTTGTCAGCTAGGAAGTTTTCTAATACGCCACCGTATCCGCTATAGCCAATTGTTGAAATAATTTCCTTCAAGTTACGAACACCTTGCTCGCCTTCAAGTTGCCAAATGTCTTCTTGTTCAATGTACTGATCAAGTGTGTTACTAAATTTTGACATAGTGTGCTCCAGTTATTGTGTAAGTAAAAACATATTATAGCAAACTGCTATTGATAACGCAAGTGGTATTTAAATCAATTACTCTCCATACTAACATAGCTAATACACCAAGCCATGCGATATACACGAGAACCGTTAATGCTTTCATTACATCACCATATTTAATTTGTAACCAGACTCTCTTGCTTTAGCCCTGGCTTTAGATATAGCTTGGGTCTTAGTATCACCTGTAAAGTAGAACTTATCCATGCTAACTTGGTTGGGCACAGGTACATACAGTTTAACTGTGTACCCAGATGTTGAGTGTCTGATAACTTCTGCGTCTACTGGAATCATGCTGCAACCTCACTATCTAATTCGTAGTTCAATTCAAACAACTCGTTAGCTAACACTTCCTTAAAGTTTTGATACTTGTCATTTTCACTTGTGTTAATGTGAAAGTCAAAGTAATCTGCACGGCCGGGTTGGCTTTCAATTTTACGATCACCGATCTTAATGCTAAAGATGTTGTAGCTACCTTGGAAGTTAAAGCCCACACGTCCGTACTCTGTTAAGTCATCTGGACGTTGAATGCTCCAATAACCCATGTTGCTAACTGATTTAACAGTTACTGGTTCAAACCCATACTTTTCAAATGTGTTGTGGATGTCAGTAGTGATTTTATCTTGTATTGATGGCATAGTAAGCTCCACAGTTGTTGTTAGTAAGCGCATATTATAACAAACTATGCGCTGGTATGCAAGTGATATTTAAATCAATACTCAATTGAGCGTCTAATGGTTACTTGATCGTACATGCCAGTATTGAAGCGGTCTTCTTCGTTGTCATCCATCTCTTCACCTATTCTAACATACTCGCCATACAGTATAGAATCGTCATCGTCTGTAGTTTCAGTATCCTCTTTTTTACCAATCTCTTTAGCTTTCTTAAAGATAGAGTCAAAGTAATCTACTGCCGGATACCCTTCGTACCATTTAACCCATTGTGCAAAGAAGAAAAATGATTCTTCATCTTCATCATCTTCCCAAAGGCTGCGATCCAGGGACTCTTCGGACTGGTTTATTAAATCTTTAATGAAGCCTTGTTGCTCATCGTCTAACTTAACAAACTCAGCATCAGCAAAGTCTTTTACCTTTTGTACTTTTTCTTTGTTACCATAGATCTTAATTGCAATGTCTGAACGATATCCCATTGTGTACTCCTAGTTGTGTGTTAGTAAGTGCATAGTATAACAAACTATGCACTGGTATGCAAGTAGTTTTTATATCAAAGTTGGCCTGCCTAACGGGACTTGAACCCATAGCCTTTCCCTTAGGAGGGGAACGCTCTGTCCATTTGAGCTATAGGCAGTTATCGTTTACCTGATGATAAACGACTCATATTCATACTGCTAGATGTTCTAGGAGCAGGGGTACTTGGACGCGGTGCATAACTAGAGGACTGCGATAGCTTGTTCATATCCATACCACTTGCTCTTGGTGCAACAGGAGCAGGTGCTGTAGTAACTGGTGCAACAGGCGTTGGTGCTACTGGTGCAGCCATAGGTGCTGCATGGTTGTTTACAATAACTGTTTTCTCAACAACACGTTCAGCTGGTGCGCTATTACTGCCACCATTAAACCCACCTGACAATGCGTGCCCAATCAACGCACCTGTAGCCAAGTTAGTTAAGGTGTTATCTTGATGTGGGGCTTGTACTACAACAGGAGCTGCAGGCTGTTGAATAACTTGAGGCTGCGGTGCATACTGCTGAGGTTGTTGAAATTGTTGTTGCTGGGCCTGTTGTACTTGTTGAGCCTGAAGCTGTGCAATTTGGGTTTGTTGCTCTTTAAACAATCGGGCCTGCTTTTCTTCAGCACTCTCGCCACAAGCCGTTAATGCCAACGCTGTTATAATAGCTAATGCCAATGTAGTTTGTTTCATGGTGTCTCCGTTATAGTAATGGGAATATAAACGCGTTGAGCAGTAAGAATACACCGCCTACAATTAAGATAAATCCAAATACAATTTGGTTATCTAGTTTACACGTTTTATCTACTGACACTGGTTTAATGCCAGGCTTCATGTTCTCATGATTGTTACACCCTTGTCCGCAACATACCGGCTCTGCAGGTTTTGTTTTGTTTTTGTTAGTTTCTTTTAAGGCCATACTACTTGCTCCTGTGTTGTAAGTAAAAATATATTATAGCAAACTGTTATTGATGTGTAAAGAGTTAATACGCTCTTTTCGTTGCGTATTTAGCGCGTGTTGTGTTGTGTATAGTGTAGCATTAAACACAAAAATACCCGCGTTAAAACGCAGGTATCCTATGCTTTTTTTTGGAGTTTTTTGTTGTATGCTATGTTTTACACAGCATTGTATGGGTACCTGATTTGATTTTTGATAAATAAAAAAGCCGTTCACGATACTGGAATATCTAACGGCTCTAATACTATATAGGAGTACCAGCAATGTATTTATTCAACACTTTCACCTCTTCTTTTATAAATGGAGAAGTACAATGAACTATCAAAAGATATATGAACAATTAACTGCAAAAGATATGATTGCAGACTATACAGAAAAGCATCACATAATTCCTCGTTGTATGGGCGGTTCTAACAATCCAAGTAACTTAGTATTATTAACTCCCGAGGCTCATTATGTAGCACATCAGCTACTTGTAAAAATCTACCCACATAATCATAAATTAGTGTATGCGGCTAATATGATGGGTAATTGTAGAATTACAAATAAATTGTATGGATGGCTTAGACGAAAGTTTTCTATAGCAGCCAGTATTGCTAATAAAGGAAAAACTATATCAGATGAACATAAGGCTAAAATAAGTGCATCTCTTACAGGAAGGCCGTCGCCTAACAAAGGTAAAAGTATGCCAGATAGTATGCGGACTAAGCTAAGTTCTACAAATACAGGAAGAGTTGTTTCATCCAAAACACGAGCTAAATTAAGTGTTACTAATACAGGAAAAAGACATTCAGAGGAAACTAAATCTAAGATGCGGTCTGCGCATAATAGTAAACAACTTTCAGATAATCATAAATCTAACATAAGTTCTGCTAAAACTGGTATACTTAAATCAGCTAATCATAAAGCTAACATAAGTGCCGCAATGAAGGGAAAACAAAAAATTGAATTAACCTGCCCTTACTGTAATAAAATAGGAAGAGGTGGAAATATGAAACGATACCATTTTGATAACTGTAAACGCAAACCCTAATATGCTTAAATTTTGGAGGAACTAGCCAAATTTGCATCGGCACCGCAAGGTTTTGCAGACCTGCATACTACTGTTATACTATAGTTCCATAAAGAAGGTACTTGAGGCGGGATTCGAACCGCGCGTCTCCCCGGGCATGCAGGGCAGTTTGATTGTTCCTAACTATATCGCGATTATAGTGTTAACGGCACAACTGTTACTGGGGGCATGCAAATAGCCCCAACTCTGGCCAACTGAGTTACTCAAGTATAAAAATGGTTGTTAACTGTATTATTACAAAACATTTAATCCGTTCCCTCAGGGTCGAACTGAGATAGTGGGTCTTATGAGGACCTGGCATTACCTTTATGCTAAGAACGGATTAAATATTCTGTTACAATCTTGTAATCTATTTAGTTTTAAAACTAATGCCGCCTACTTGATTAAAGTAGTTTAAAAGATGCAGTTCAATTCAATCAGGTATCACCTGCACTGCACCCTTACGGCATTTGTACTACTTTTTAGAAAGGTTGATCTTCTGTATCAACTTCTTCTTCAGCAACTGCATCTTCATATACAGTCGGAGGAACAAGCCCTACTGACTCATACAAGTCAGTTAAGTCAACTGGAGTCTCTACAAGATCCTCATGAACATCAACTACCTCAGCTACTGCTTTTTTAACTTTGGGCTCTTTAGGAGCTTTAGCTGGCTTTGGTGGCTTAGGAGCTTTAGCTGATAAGAAGTCATCAAACGCTTGTTGCGCCGCAACATCCTCGTACTCTGCTAAGTCCTTAATAGCCTCAATTGCTTGTGCTTTTGTCATTGCAGACCCTAACTCCATTAAGCGGATGTCTGTGTGTGCATTTTGCACTAATGTTTTCACACGATCAATGTTGTTAGCAAAGCGAGCCTTGTACTCACCTTTTAAGCAAGATACCCCTGCAACAGTAAATGTTTTTTCCGCAGTTGTAGTAGCAGGAACTGTAGATTCAATAGTTGTAGTCATTTTGTACACTCCTAAATAAAATTAAAAAAGTAAAGCAATTTAAAAAAACATATTATAGCAAATTAAAACTGACTTGTAAAGAACTATTTACATCAGCTACCCCAACAAATAGTTGTTACAGGGTCATCGCTAACAAATTCAAACTCTGTGTCAAACCCAAGTTCTTCATAATGACGATTGATGTTTTCTATAACATAGTCTAATATTTCTTGTGTCTGTGCTTCAACGTACACTGTATCTTTACCTTTAGTGTGCCGCCATACACTAACATGGTGAACAACATCAACTTCACCGGATGTGTGGCCGTTTTCAGCTTTTAGTTTAATTACTCCGTTTATACGAGCAATCACAGACTCTGTTAGTTTCTCTATCATAATAGCTTGAACCTCGCGGCCGAGTTCGATTGCTTGTATTGCAGTAAGTTCATTTAACATATTACGCTCCGCAGTTTGTGTAAGTAAAAACATATTATAGCAAATTAAAACTGACTTGTAAAGAACTGTTTAAACCAACATAACTATTCCCAATAGATAGATGTTACTGGGTGGTCGTTAACCAATTCAAATTCTGTTTGAAACTCAAGTTCGTCATAATGACGATTGATATTTTCTACAACATTATCTAATACACACATACTTGGTGCGTCTATATAAACTGCATCCTTACTTCTAGAGCGATTCCATTTGCCAATGTTGTGAACAACATCAACCTGACCATATGTGTCGCCCGTTTCAGCTGTGGCTCTAATTATAGTGTTGATTTGATTGATTACAGACTCTGTAAGAGTCTTTGTAAGTCTGTCTTGAGCTTCAAGTCCAAGTTGTACTGCTACTCTTGCTGTAAGTTCATTTAACATATTACGCTCCGCAGTTTGTGTAAGTAAAAACATATTATAGCAAACTTATTTTGGTGTTGCAAGTAGTAATTACTTCACTATTACTCTCCTAGTTTAAGTTCGTTATCATAGTTGTCAAACCAACAGGTGTTACTGCTGTATGGAGTATCCTTAGCTGGTATGATTAGGTCTTGCCAATCTCTACTGCCTTCTGTCGGAACGGTTACGCTTGCATCAGCAGGAAGAGTTTGTAGGTATTCAATTAGTTGGGCCACAGTTGTCATATCGCGCTCCTAGTGTGTTAAGTTGTGCATAGTATCACAAACTATGCGCAGGTAATTACATCTCAACCCAACCAAATGAGTCACATAAGTAATCAGTACCATCAACTTCTACTACATCGCCCACTGACACTGAACGATGTCTTCCATAAAATCTATTACGATCTTCTTCGCGACTTGGATTGTTAGTTAAGTCAAACGCCTCTTCAGCTGCTTCAATGCCAGCTTCAGTCAATGTGATTGGGTAGTGTTGAGTGTATAATGGCAACCAGGCTTTAGCATACTTAACTTTATTTTCCGCAAAGTAGAGTTCTGCGAGTAGTTTAGTTGGGGCAAGTTTAATAATAACTTTTGACATTGTGCGCTCCGCATTGCTTGTTAGTAAGCGCATAGTATAACAAACTATGCGCTGGTTTGCAAGTGATTTTTAATTAGTAATAGAACCGTCTCGTGCAATCTGTATCTTTAAAACGTTCTTCGTAATCATCCGGAACACCATGCGTTGTGCCCGGTATATTGCGTATTCCTGGACGTACACCTTCTGGGCAATCAACACTAAACAAGTAATTGAATCCTCTGTAATTACCTGAGTCATGTAATACACGTTCAATCATTAAAATGATGCCATTGCGCCATGGTTCGTTGCCATGATCTGCTTTGAGCATTTCATTTGCATAGAGTCTTAATTCCTCTACGTTTACTGTTTTTCTTGACTTTGGCATAGTGCGCTCCGCATTGCTTGTTAGTAAGCGCATAGTATAACAAACTATGCGCTGAATTGCAACTGTTTATTAATCGCAACGTTTCCGAGCACTCTGTTTACAAAGTCTTGAGCGTCTTCGTCTACTTTTGTCAAGATGTAGCCGGAGCCGTCAACTAAGTCTATATAACATACTTGAGCGTTGATGCCTGCAATTTTTAATGCTTTATTCATCTTGCTAAAAGCATACTCTGCACCGGCTGTAAAGGCTTCCATCTCTTCTTCTGTTACGTCTTCATAGCCGTACACTTCCATGTCTTCTTCAACAGTTTCAAAGTCATATACAATTGACTTGTTGATTTCATCCCAGACTGCACGATCCTCTGGATCAAAGTAGTCGCCGGCGGCAAGATCAAGTTCAGGGAAGTTATAAGTAGTAGACATTTTGTAAGCTCCGTAATTGTTTAACTAAAAACATATTATAGCAAAGTGCTTGCTGGATTGCAAGTGATTTTTAAATCTTATTTCAAAATTGTTTTGAGATTATCAAAGTCAATATCTCTAAATGGAATTGTGTACTGAGCATAGGTTTCTTCATTGTAGCAATAGACCATTTCTTCATCAAATGGTACTGCTTCAATAATACACCAATCACCATTTATCTTAGCTTTGGCTGCGGCGTGCAATATTTGTCTAAGTTCTTTATTCTTGTTAACCAAACCTTGAAAGTGTTCTTTGTGAATGTTAAGCGGCATACTATTCGTCCTCTTCGTTGTCGTCTTCATCTTCATCTGGAGGTAAGTCAGCTAATGTTAGCACACCCTCTGAATACCAATCATACATCCAACTGTATTGTTGCTGTTTGATAAACAACTTAGCAGCTTCAGGTGAATCAAATATTCCACAGCTACGATCACCTTCGCCGGAACCATCATTGTAGTAAACTGGAAAAACTTTCATGCTATCTCCTCTAACATCATCTCAACTTCTTCTGCGTAAGCGTTTGGACGCTCTTCTTTCAACTCGTTACATCTTGGACATTCTTGTATAGCAACGTGATGTATCCAGTTAGTTATTTTGCCAGGGCAACTACATTCCCAGTAGCTAAAATTTAGTGTTATACCGTCACTGAAATGTTCTAATACTTCGCCACGGTTATTGAAACTGTAAGTTAAAGACATTGTGCGCTCCAAACTTTATTAAGTAAAAACATATTATAGCATTTACAGCGGGGTGTGTAAAGAAGTTTATATATCACGTACTGGAAGTGCAACATAAAAGGTATCTATCATATGTAAATAGTCGTCGTTATCACCTAACGCCCACGGACTAATATCTGGAGCATAGCGTTGCCACTCAATAGCTGTCGGCATTCGCCATCCTGTACTTCCCTCTTGATTATAAAAGAAACAGTACAAAACGGCTTCGTCATATGTCATTGGGTTTTCACTCGGAATACCAAGTTGAATAGTACATGGCGCATTAACTTCGATCATAATTCCTCCTACGCGTACAGCGGGGCCTTAGCAATCTTTCACTAATTTAAGATAGCCGTTTCTTATGTTTGGATTTGACTGTGCTATATCTGATTGATCCCAACAAAACTTTAAGCTCTCGTAATGGTCAATGTACTCTTGTTCTGTAGGAAGCCGCCATCCTGGGGTCATAAAGGCAATCATAACGGCTTCATCAATCGTTACTAGATTTGGAAATTGTTTACCAATCTCAATTGCCATTAATAGATCTCACAGGGATTGTAGTAAACTGATCATCACAAAAACTAAATGTTTCATATTAAACCTCATCTTCTTCAGTTTCCCATTCCTCCCACCAATCGTATGTAACGTCGTATCCCTGCTGGCGTAATGCTTTGTAAATGCCAGTAGGTGGACACCATGCAGTTTCAAACTCTAATACAATCTCGCCATCATCATCTGTGTACAATGGTGCTTGTTCATTTGTAATGGCTTCCCATTTTGTACCCCAATTTTCTACACGCCATTCATAAGATGTGCTGTAACCATATTGCTTACGATTTTCTGCTTGTTCTTTTTCCATAGCAGCTTGCTTTACTGGGTCAGCATAACGACCAGACGGTGTGTTAAGTAATGCAGGTGGACATGGTAGGATAGTATTGAACAAGTTGCGTTCTTGATATGCAGTATCAAGTAGTGCAAGTTTAGCTGGATCAGAGTGTCTAATGATGGCTCTGTTGCTTACATAGTTTGGCATAGTGCGCTCCGCGTGTGTTTAAGTAAAAACATATTATAGCAAAGTGTCGTTGGGTTGTAAAGAAGTTTATATATCTCGTACCGGAATAGCAGGATACTTTGCATATGGATGCGATTTTGCAAATAATATACCATTCTCATCAACCCATATTGCAAATTCAAAAATTGCTTCGCTGGCAACTGGCAAACGCCAATCGTAGTGCCCTTTGTAAGATAAAGTCATACAATAGAGTAGTGCTTCATCATAATGGATAGGGGTAGATGTACGAGGTCCGATTTCAATTGTCATTTATATCTCGTACTGGGATTCATAGCCAAGTTCAATTATTTCTTGTATAACAATCCGTCAACATGTCCTACATCATACAGTTCAACTCGTGTTACTGTATGAAATCCATATTCAGTAGATGGTACATAATCAATAAATGTGTCAATCGCAATATCTTGATCAACTAATCCGTATTCATTTATCTCTGCATACAAATCGTAAACCTGAGTATCATCATGCTCGTATGGGAAGTTATGACGATTAGGATTTTCTTTAATCTTTTCAATTAGTAACTTAACGTTCTCTAACGCGGTGTCACTGATTGGATTAAATGCAGTTACATAGTCGCCGTCGTTAGTGTCTACTTCTACTAAAAGATAGTTTGCCATTGTTGTTGCTCCGCAGTTGTTGTAAATAAAAACATATTATAGCAAGTTGCTAATTGGATTGCAAATGGTTTTATTACCACGATGAGTTGTAGTATACCATATTGCCAAGTGATAGTTGCATTCTTGCTTCAGCAACAAATCGTAAATCCTGTTCTACTGCATCATCATCGTCGCTACTTTCTCCAAAGAAGAACCCAGAGGTATTTGGAAGTGTACGTTCCTTAATCTCCTTTTCCAGTCGCATTAGATCGTGTTCGGTAAGCTTTAATGGAACACCATTAAAGTCCTCAATAGTTCCACCTTTACGTCGATACAAGTTTTCCATCCACCCATGTAAGTTTGGATGCTTGCGCCAATACCAAATCTCAGTAGGGTCTTCTTCGTAATATGGTGCGAAATCTACTTCTTTATCTTTATCTTCTTCGCGTACTTGATTTGCTGAAACAGCGTACACAGACATATCTAATCCCAAAATAACCTCCAAATATTTGTGTTGTAGCGCGTTTTTGTTGTTGCTTAGTGTAGCATTAAAAAACATTTAAAATGCTGTAGTCCGCAAGTTTTGCGTGGATTTCAAATTACATTTTTTGTTGTTGCTTGCAATGCTACGCACTAACAGCGGGGCCTACGCTGGCAATACTGCCTATGAGTATTTGCGAAAACTCAACTGTGAAATCATAACGTGTATCGCGTAACGGTTCAAGTGGAACATTTAAATCAACGAAATACTTGCCTTCTGATAGCTTACGAAGTTGTGATGGTAGTACGCCGGCATGTCTTGCAATAGCGCGTTCGTATGTGATGTTAGACATATTTCTCGTATCCTGCTAATCGTGTGTTAAGGATGTTTAATTGTTTTTGTGTAAGTGAAAGTGACTCAAGCATATGACGAATGTCAGACTGTGTGTACCCATATATGAATGCCCAATTTTCTTCATTATTGAATTTTACAGAAGCGTTCCTTGCTAAGTTGTCTAAGGTTGCAATATGGTTTTCAATTACTGCGATTCTATCTAATTTCATGCGATACTCCTAAAAAGAGAAAGCGCGTATTGCTACGCGCTGTTGAGTGTATTAATCTTCAAATCTTAATTCGTCATACTCGAGATCAGAAAGCACGTCATCTGTTTCCCATGAGTAGTCATCGTCGTCAAAATCGTATATATCATCGTCATCAGTTGCATCTGGATCAGCATAGTCAAACAAGTTGTCACCACTTTCAGTGTACAAGCCGTCTTTGCTAATCACATACTCAATTACTACGTCAGCAATCGTTTCTAATGGGCCTGCTAACGGCAAATTAGTGTAGTATGGTGTGTTGCATTCAGGTTCAACAATCTCTAACTCTTCAGCAATATCTAAGTTAAATAGTTCATCGCAACGTGTAAGATAGTTCACAGCACCCGAGGTGTTATTCACCATTCCATTATTATAGAAATCATAATATAAGCGTGTCGCAGCTCTTAACATCTCTCCTTCAACTGTACCTGCAGGACCACTTGACGGAACTAATTTGCATAGTTCTTCATAGGCAGCTTGATGTTTTCCAGTACTGTTCCAATAGCGATTTTCTAATGTAGACATAACTTACTCCTGTGTTGTTGTAAATAAAAATATATTATAACAAAGTATGTTGCGGAATGCAAATGGTTTTTAATCCACTTGTTGATATTTTGATAAATAAAAATGCCGTTCACGATATGGGGATATCTAACGGCACTAACAGTTATTAAGGAACTCTCAGCATGATATTTATCAATAACAAATATACCACTTGGTATTTTAATCTCATCTCAAAAGCACAAACAAGATCTATCTCAGGTTATACTGAAAAACATCACATTATTCCAAAATGTTTAGGTGGCGATAATAGTTCTACTAATCTTGTACACTTAACTGCACGTGAACATTTCGTGTGTCATCGTATGCTAACTAAGATGGTCGATCCCTCAGTTAAGCATAAATTAGTATTCGCTGCTTGGCAACAAAGTCGCCCGTCTAAACATAAAGATGTTAAGATAACAAGTCGCACTTACGAAACTTTACGCAAACAATTATCTAAAACTTATACTGGACTTAAACGAGGACCGGTATCTGCAGAAGCATTAGCAAATATGAGAGCCGGATTCAAAACTCGTCGTAAAATTGTTCTTACAGAAGAACAATCTGCTCAAAAATCAGCAAACCTATCAGCAAGTAAAAAAGGTAAACTAACTGGCGAAACTAATCCTTTTTACGGAAAATCTCATTCAATTGAATTTCGTAAATACATGTCTCAACGCATGACAGAACTTAGTCCTAATAAAAAATATAACGAAAACCATAAGCAAGCAGTTATTGATTTATATCAGCAAAATTACACTCGTAAACAAATCTTAGAAACGCTAGGTTCATTTTACAAACCTAGCGCAATTCGTAAAATTATTTTAGAGTTTAACACAGCTAAGGAGTAATGTCCTTAACTGGACGTACATAGTAATGCTCATCGGGTGGCCAGCTGGTGTTTAAATCTTCTTGATGCCAACAACCTATAAGGTCTGGGTTGTTTATAGACTCTTGTTCTGTTGGAAGACGCCAACCTTTAATGCCGTCTTCCTCATAAAACGTAACAAACATTACTGCTTCGTCAAGAGACATCTTGTGTTTGGGTTTAAATGAACCTTTTCGAAAAGGTTCAGTGGTCAAATTGTCTGCGTACTTAATCATCTATTTAAAAGAGTTAAGCCATATACTAAGTCATGTTCAAGATCAATGTCGTCATATGACAATACAAACTCCTCGCCAGTGTCTTCGTGATGTACATGGATCTCTTCAGCATCTGCAAAATCAATTACATAGGAGTCATCACCTTGTACAAGGATTTTAGCTTCGCTAAACATTTCAATTAACTTTTCATCAGTAACAGTAACAGTAGGCATAACGCGCTCCTTTGTTGTTTAAGTAAAAATATATTATAGCAAAATGCTGTTGATTTGTAAAGAACTAATTACGTCGTGTACCAGCTGGTGCATACCACATTCCATTATTCTTACGATCTTTATTTTTAAGTTGCGCCAATCGTGCTTTTTCTGCATTAGTGAACTTAATGCCTGTTTGGCGATACATTAAATAGCGATCTGCTCTCACATTATTCGCTCTAACACTTTGTCAGTTAGGCGATACAAACCATACAAAATTAGTAATGCCGATACTGATATAATCAGTTCGTGCATTATTTGAAAAAGTTGTGGGCCAATTTCAATCATCATCTGCTACCTCAATAATCCTAACTTTACGATGCTTTGCAACCTTTCTTGCTTTGTGAGCTTTTATTGTCTCACGAGCAGTATTTTCAAAATATGACGAAGCATGACCGGTATCATTGTCTATGCCTACCCAAAACAATCCCCACAATTTATACTGTGGAAAATATTCCACAGAAAGCTCGCCGGAATAATCATATGTTGGTTTTTCTAAGATTCTATATCTGCTCATCTGTTAACTCTCCAAACACTTCTAACTTAGAAGCAATACCATCTTCAACTGCCGCGTCTTGGATAGCATCTAAGTAATGAGCAAGTCCCATTGCTTCATCGGATCCCTGATTCCACAACCATTCTTTTTGGTTGCGTAACAATTCCCAGTTAGTTTTACTAATAACTTTTGATAACATAATGTGCTCCGCAGTTGTTTAACTAAAAACATATTATAGCAAATTGCTATTGGATTGTAAAGATATTTATTGCTCAACTTCAGTAAGTGCTAACCAAGTGTCTTCTTTTGATGTATAGATTAACTCACACTCTTCTAAAATAGTTCTGCGCTCATCTTCCGATAGCTTTAACCAATTGTCTACTTTCTCGTAACTACCAAATGCTACATCTGGAGCACGATGATAGATCCAAATAGATGCATACTTGAGATGTACAATTTGATTACTTGGATGGCTAGACATCATCGCACCTAAAAAATCATTAGCTAACACACTTTCCCAAAAACTGCCAGGTTTAAATCCATGTACCAGATAGTTAAACAATGGAAGCGAGTACTCTTCCGATACATGCTCAGTCTTAAATAATGTTTCTAATCGTTGTTTGCTAAATCGTGAGATTTTCATTTGTTAATTCCATGTTGTGTGTAAAAATATATTATAGCAAACTTTAGATGGTTATACAAGTGATAATTTACTCTCAAATCATGCCTCATCAAAAGACAAGTGTTGTTGCGAGTGTGACGCTATAATTACAATCTTACATTAAGTACAGGTTCGCCATTTGTTCTTGCATCGATGATGCATTTCTTTTTAAGAGCATCAGCAGAGATTTTATCTAAACCAGTTGATACTTGCAATACTGTACAAGTTCTATGTCGATTAAGACTCTCGTATATCGGACTACGACTGCCGTTGTTGTAGCCTTCGATACCATGTGCTACTACTTCATCAGAAGTTCTATTATCTTTACGTGATGTGTAAAAAATTCCGTCTGGTGTTTCAACTCTTTCTACGGTATATGTCATTATATTTCTCCTTGTAATGGAAAGTCAACAATAAAGTGTTTTGTGAATAAAAATAGTAATAGCCAAACTATCGGATCTATCATGATACACCAAAGTTTTCTCTAATCATTTCAGCACACACAATCGCACCTTTTACCATAGGGTCGTCTTCATCAACTGGTTCTGATACTTCGTCGCAAATACGCAATGCTTCACTAATAATCAAATTAGCGAATTTCTCAATTCTAAATTCGTTAAACGCCTCTGCAGTTGGAGTATATGGCTCATAGCCGGCTTCTATTGCAAAATCTCTAATTTGTTTGTTCATTATTTGGTCCTCAGGTTAACTTGTTAATCCAACTTTTGGGAAGTAGTATTTTCTCACCCAGTCAATAGTGCCTTGGTCGCATTGAAAATCCATTGGTTCGTTTTCTTTACCGTTACGATTTTTACACCATGTATCAATATTATAGTACCAAAAGCTAGTACGAGTTTCGGTAAAAGAATAAAGTCGTTCAATGACAGTAAGAACAGAGCCGATTAATTTAAATTCTAACATCGTGTTAGTTCTCACATTCAGGATATTGACAAAATAGATTATGTAATGGACAAACACCGTTTACTTTTTGATCGCAAACTTTTTTTACAACATGTTCGTTGTCCTCATTTAACCATTTATCAAATGCCTCAAAACTCTCTAAGGCTTCTTTAGGAATTGAAGCGCGTCCGGACTCAACAGCAGCTTTCATCTTGTCTAAATCAAAATTAAAATCGTTCATAAGGTCTCATTAGATAATGTTATAGTGCCATGGTAAGGCACCCAGGTATTGGGCATATAACGGTTTTTTTGGAGATTCCAATCAAGACCTATATAGTCTTTTGATTCTCCTTTCAAGATAGTGCTAGACGTTTCAGAAGAAAACAAAACAATAGTACCATTTGGGAAAATTCCGAGTATTGGATACTTAATTTTTTCAACAGACTCTGTTTGATTTGTTGTTACTGTAATTGCCATTGTCTAATCTCCTCTTAAGCTGTAACGGTATAGGGACGATCCCATTTGCCAATATTGATGTCAACATAGAACGCAGTATCAAAATAATCAATCATCGCGTCGCTATTATTATAGTACCCTTCCAACATGATCTCAAATGCTTTATCTAAAAACTCTTTAGCTTTGCCATCAAAGTGATCAGTCCAGTGATGCGACACTTGCATATACTTGCGATCTTTATTTTGATTGTAGTCTTTTTCTTTGTCAGCTGACCAATGATTAAGTTCTGCTACACGATCTGCATGATTAGTAATGAAATCAATCTTACCTTTTGATACATTCAACTGCAAGGTGCTGTGATGGCGAACTGCTACTGTAGCAGTCAACCCATATTGTTTAGCCAATGCTCTTAAGCGTGGTGCTTTTGAGTCTTTATCTTCTTTTGATACATAAGCCATGTTGTACGCTCCTAATGTTGTGTAAGTAAAAATATATTATAACAAAGTGTAAGCTGGATTGCAAATGGTTTTTAAACCGTTCTTACTGGGATCGCATAATATTGATGGTCAGTATCTTTAAAAATATCTTCATTACACCAAATGAGTAAAGTTGTTAAGTCTCTAGTTTCGTGTTCAAATGGTAACCGCCAATCTTTGTATCCATTCTCGTTAGATGTCATACAATAAAGAAATGCTTCATCATATGGCATCCGTTGAGGTGATTTAATACCTACTGCCATATTAAGTTTAGTCAATTTGCACATCAACTAATTTCTCATCGCGAAAAATGTAGTAAGAATCTACTCTACCATGTGAAACCCAAACACAGTTGTTACCACGTTTCATTGTAAAATTAGTAACGCCTTGAGCTGCAAGGCTTGCTGTGATTTGGTCTACTTCAAATTGTTGTATTTGGTCCATAATGTGCTCCGCAGTTGTTTAACTAAAAATATATTATAGCAAATTACTTACTGGTGTGCAAATGGTTTGTTACTCATTTGTAATAGTAACTGACCCATTAAATAATTTATAATCCCATGGCCAATAGGGTTGGCGCCCGTCTGGATACCCATTACGATCATATCCCATATACAAGTCTCCTCGATATTTTCCAGGTTTTAATAATGTTCCAACTCTAAATCCGTTAAACAGTACAATTGAGCCGTCTGTTAATTCTACAAGACACGGATACTTCCATTTGTCTTTACTATTGTTGCTATCACTTCCAAATATTTCATTATTGATCGTTATGCTACCTCCATTAATAGGAGTCATTGTTTTCCAGTATAATGGTGCGCCTATTCTGTGATACGACGGCGCATTTTTGCCAAGTTGCAACGCAAATCCCTTTAATGGGTGAGTGCCGCATCTGTTATGGCTTAAAAATAAGATTACTGAACCATATTCATCAAGCCCAATACACGGAAATGTGTGTTTAGATCGGGTCTCACTTACATTAACTTTAACTGACATAATGTACTCCTAATGTTGTTTAACTAAAAATATATTATAGCAAATTACTTACTGGTGTGCAAATGGTTTGTTACTCATGTTTTAAATTGTTCCCAAAAGTTAATCTTCGCTAAGTCTTTTTCAAACTCAGGATATACATCAGCTAAGTTCTCAGCTCTAACTGGACGGTAACCGGCTTTTAGCTTTTTGTGAATACGTTGTATTGCTTCACCGCAATACCCAGTTCTTACAATCCAACTAGCCCGAGTTGGGATACCTTTCTCTTTGATTTCGTATGCACGGTCGCTTACTGTTGACACATAATCATTCATTACTCTAATAGATCTTAGCTTGCCACCACGCTTACCCCACACAATGATATAGTCAGTAAACTTAATTGAGGAAAATCGTGTTAATAATGATTTGTCAGATGGCTGTCCCATACTAATTACTGCCCACACAGTATCAACTTTTCCAGTTGTCTTTAAACTTGCAAATGTTATGTTCATAGTTTCAATGTTTCCCAAAATGCAAGTTTATCTAAATCTTGTTTAAACTCTGGATATACTTCAGCTAACCGAGTTTCATCGATACTTTCATACTCTTTGTTAAGTTTCTTATTGATTAGTTTGCCAATAGTACTAAACCTACTGTAACGATCAGAGTTATAGTCTAACGATGGTGGATAATATCCTAATCGAGTCATAGATTGCAACTTGCCGCCTCGTCTGCCCCAGGCAATTACATAATCAGAATACCATTCTTGTTGTCGATGTTTACCTAACTCAATAACAACCCAAACGGTATCTACTTTACCAGTTGTCTTTAAACCTGCAAATGTAATTTTCATGTTAGTCCTATAAAACTTGATAGGTGGCACGACCTCGATTAATAAATAGCTGCCGATTTGAACCTACACATCTGCAACAATTCTTGTTACCAAGTTGAGAATGATCATTTGGCTGGAGACTACCTAAGTTAAAATCAGGAAATCTTGCCGACACTAATTCTTTTATCTTGGCATACGATAGTTCTTGGCCTTTATATGGTTGTAAGGCAACTAAAATCATATCATGATTTGTTAGCTTCATTCTGTAACTCCTGTGCTTTTTGTTTCAGTGCTTCAATCCGATGAAAGAAATCCTCACTAAGAGGAGTTATCTGATTGTTGTAATTTATGTAATCTTCAAGTGCCTTAATTACATTGTTTTCAAATACTTCGCTCTTGAGCACAGGGCCTCCTAATTGATTGTAAAATATCCAGTACGTTTACCTTTTAGTGTATAGAAACACGCATATCGCCTACCTGGTTCATATGTGTCACTGTTAGCAGTTGCGTATACGATAAGTTCTAAATTAGGACCACGTTCTTGCATATGAGGTCCATCTAATGTTACTTTACCATTGTGAGGTAAGTCTGTTTCGGCAATACGAATCTTGTAGTTGTCAACTTCTACAATACGTTTCTTTACAACTGGCTTTTTAACTTTAGCGTCTGCCATTATTCGTTCTCCTCAAAGTAACATTCTGGAATCATATCGTCAATGTTGAATTCTTCTTTCAACAGTTCTTCTAATGTTTCTGGATCAATGCGATCAAGTAACAACTTAATCATATACACTGGTTCAACTACACCATCAGCTACCATTGCTACTACTGCATCTCTTGCACTGTAGGATGTTGTTGTTTCATCTGGGCGAATATAATCGGTATACTCAACTTTTGTAGCTTTTAAACGATCTGCAAGTAACAAGAACTCTGCGCAATGTTCTGACACATACCATGTGTCATCTTTTATTAAATAGAAAAACTCAGAATCATCATACCAATCTACAAACTCATGTTCAGATGCAAACTCATGTGCTTCAATATCATCTTCGTTGCGATCGCGTCCGTAAAACTCAGTATCTTCAATTGTTTCGCCTAATGAGCTTATGTCACCTAAATCACATAAATCGCCTACACCAATTAAGTCATAGTTCTCAATAAGTGTTTTACCAACATGTGATAAGTAACCGTCCCAATGCACGTACACTGCCCGAACAGTACCATCGTTTCTCATATAACCAATTGCGCTACGTGTTGCCATGTTATTCTCCTGTATATACAGCGGGGCCTTGCTTGCTGTAGTGTTTAAAAAAATATAGTATAACAATTATTTGTTGATTTGTAAAGACTATTTTACTTCACGTACCGGAACTGCCTTATTCTGCATAGCCGGTTCAACTTTAAAGAAATAATTGTTTTCATAATAAGCTTCTAAAGGCATTGAGGTTGTAGACGAATATTGCCATTCGTCTACCGTAGGTAACCTCCAATCATTATGCCCATCATGATTACAGGTAAGGCAATACAGCCAAGCCTCTTCATAGTTGTTTACTATACGTGGCGGAGCACGATCAATCATATAATCAATAATCATAAGTCCCTTACTGGTCTAACGTAGAGGCCACCGTGGAACTTAAAGTTAGGGTATCTGCTACCATTTTCAAAACTCTGACTCCAAGCAGTATCTACACTTTGTTCATTAGAAGCCCAGTATCGACCACTACGAAAATCATTATCTGATTCATAGATTTGATTTAGTTCTTCTTTTGTTGGAAGTCTCCAATCAGTTTTTTCATCAAAGTTAAGAAATAAACAATATGTTCGTGCAGTATCCCAACTACATGACTCCTCGGCAGATTTTGGTGCTATTTCAATATTCATACTATTCTCTTCTACCGACCATTCTACATAGTCAATCAAATTTTGAATATCGCTGCGTAGGACTGTTGCACGGCATTGCCATTGATTATTCTCGGTTACAAGTTTGTCTTCGAGTGATTCAGAAGTAGCTAAAAGATTATTGAGTTTTAGTATTAGGATTTCTTTATGTGATAGGGATTTTCTCATCGTAGTTCTCCAGTTAAGTTTTGCATATGGCAATTATCAGTTCGAGCACCGTTAGGTGCGACTTCAAAGTTCATATTATGTCCCTTATTGCTCTAACGTAGTAGCTGCCGCCGTTCTTACTGGAGCTGAACTGGGTGCCACTGGTGAAAACCTGACCCCAGGCGCTGCTGCCATTGTACTCAGTAGAGGACCAGTAGTAGGCATCAATGAAATCATTTTTTGAATGGTAGATATAATCTAATTCCTCTTTAGTAGGCAGTCTCCATCCTTTCTTTCCATCTATTTCAAGAAAAAAACAATACATAACTGCTTCATCCCACGTGGCTTGTATCTCCGTTGTTTTTGGTGCTATTTCAAAGTTCATATTATGTCCCTTACTGGAATTGCAGTAAACAATTCGTCAAGATCATAGTCGTCAACTGTATCTTCGTGTGTCCAAAACCCCCAATGATCAGCATCAAACCAATAGGAATTAAACTCCTCTAACTCTGGAAGGACTTCGGGATTCTCAAAATCATTACCCGGATCTACTGTGTTTACTAACATGTCAGCTTCTTCATTAGTTGGCAATCGCCATCCTTTCTTTCCATCAATTTCAAGGAATAAACAATACATTGCTCCTTGGTCGTAAGGAGTTTCTGCTAACCATTTGTCGCGTGGTGCTATTTCAAAGTTCATTTTATGTCCCTCACAGGTTTTACGTACCACTTGCGTTTAGTAATCTCAGCATCCTTATACCACGAGTTCCCGTCTAGAAATTCATGAAAGGTTGGAAGACGCCATCCTTTCTTGCCATTGTGAGTGAACCAGAAGCAATACATTATTGCTTCATCATAAGTCATTTTGTTTTCGGATCTTGGTCCATGTTCTACGTGTGCCATAGTTATGTACTCCGTAAGGTTTGTAAATAAAAATATATTATAGCAAAATATTTATTGGTAAGCAAATGATAATTTAGTCAGAGTCCCGCACTGGGGTTACTTTGAAAAGATCAGATGTTGATGATCTATCATCATCTTGATGCCATCCCCATATTTTGACAGAAGAATTATATTCTTCTCTTGTAGGTAGTCTCCATCCTTTTTTGCCGTCTATAATAAGAAAAAAGCAGTACATTATTGCTTCATCGTATGTAAATTCTTTATTAGTTGTTGGTGATATTTCTATTCTCATGTTACAGCGGGGCCTCTATCTCGAACTGGTAATACAAATGCTGGAAAGTTATTCTTCCGTGAAGCGGCATGCCAGCTGTGTATGTATGGATCATTACGAAATTCATATGGAGTAAGCATTCGCCAATCATACATGTCTTTATATGTACAGGTAGCACAGTATAACCATGCGCTGTCCCAATCCATTTTATAGTTAGAATAATCTAAGTATTCTAAGTGTGTATTGTAAGCTAAATCTCTTCTAATCATTTACATCTCTCACTGGTAGTACCTGGGCTATTAAATGCGACACGCCGGTGACTTCGAACCATTTTTCTCTTGGTTTATACTCTATAAACTCACGTCGTGTCATCATTCTCCAATCATACTTATTGTAGAGAGTAGTAGTGATACAAAAGAGCCAGGCTTCATCGTATGTTAGAAAATGATCAGAACCTATTCCTGATTCAATCATAATAATCCTATTTTGTTCTAATTACAAACCCACTAGTGTCTTTACGTGCGCGACCTTTTGCCTTAAGACCTACAATTACACCTGTCGGATCAAGGAATCGTAAGTCAGTGTCGTCGCCATCAAATACAGTCATACCATCGTATGTTGCTGGAGTTTTATCAAATACATAAGCAACATTCATACCGTTAGCAATAGCATAATCAACCTCTGCTTGATTAGACTCGCCTCTAGAGAATGTTAAATGATAGTTATGGATGTGTCCAACTTTACGATGCAACACCTTAGTGTAGTCGTAGAATTGAACAGTTGGAAATAGTTCAAAGATATTCTTACCGTTAATTTTGTATTTCTCCCATGAGAGATCACTTGTGCCATTGAGGCGAAATACAGGAATAAGACCTTTCTTCGTAGCTTGTTTGATTGCGCGTTGGATGTCAAGCACTAGAGCTTCTAAGAAGCTGTCGCGTCCGGTAGCAAACCATTTTGTTTTGCGTATGCGAGCTTGTTGAACTACACTGTCTTCAATGTCAGTGTACATGCCGCCGTGACCTGAAGTGTTTAGGCAACCTATTTTGCAACCTAGTGTTGCTTTTGGGCAAGTGTTGATAACACCACTGAGATCAGATGGTGATAAGTGTAAGACATAAGTAGCATATCCTAATTTAACACCTTTTTGTGTTTTGATGTTGCTAGTTGATAGTAAAAGAAACACTGTAAGCTCCGCGTGTTAGTAAGTAAAAACATATTATAACAAACTACACGCGGATGTGCAAGCAGTTATTTATTCATCCTCTTCGTGCCAAGCGTCTTCATACTTTTGAATTAAGTCTTGAATTTGGCTATCATCAAGATGTGTAAGTGCCTCTTTGAGAAACTTAGAAATTACTTCTTCAGGTTGACCTTCAAGATAACTTAGTAAGATACCTGCTTTACTAAATTCAACATCAAATAGTTCTTTTTGTTTAAAGAACCCTGTTGCTTTTAAATAAGCAATAGCTTCTGCTTTAGTTGAACCGCCAGTGTATTCAAATACACTGTCCGTAGTTTCACACCAGTTATTAGACCAATCTGGAATAATCGATTCTAAGTACTCTGAAATGTGTTGATCATCAATACATTCATGTTCATCCCAAAACTTTTGCGATACTACATTAATAGTAGGAGCGTCGTTAGGGAACCATGCACCAGTGAACTGATATAGATACTGAGTGTATACATGGTAGGCATCACGATCATCTTGTTCTTGATCTTTTTCAGCATCAGTCTTTTTAACACCTACACCAAATACCTTTTTAGCGGCAGTATCAAGAATATCTTTTAATGGAATCTTAATAGTACCTGGAGTACTTGTTATTGTCGTAGTAGCTGGATTTGCTGTATCGTCATCATCGATTTCAGGTAACTCAGGTTCAACGTATTCCCATGTACCAGTGCCAATCTCATCTTCAGGTTGTAATTCGAATGGACTAGTTAGTTCTAGCTCAATCTGAGTTAAGCCAATTCCATCTGCAACCGATTCATAGAGTGTTGCCTTTTTGCTAGGCGTAAGATATTTGATTAAATGATTAAACTCTTGTTCAAATAACATAGTTGTTTGAAAGTTACGAGCAGTTGGCTGCAGTAATCCTTCGTCAATTGAATAGTAATAACCGTATACTGCCATAACAGGATCAAGATTAGTCTGTAAGAATGTAATAAACTTATTTGATAATTTAGGATTATCATGTACTTGTTGAGCTAACTCTTTAATAACTGAAGCTTGCATGTCTGATGGCAATGATTTTATATCGCCGTGTACGTTATCAAAAATGGTTATTTCTGCTGTCATAGTTACTCCTGTGAGGTATGGTTATAGATAAAAAGTTGTACTTCTGCTTCTTGAGATACTTCGCTGTCATCTCTATCTGCTCCACATTCATTGCAATGGTGTTGTTTTACTGATCTTAGATATGCATGTGAGCAATCACAATCCCAATATGAATAATTTAAAATCATATCATCAATAACCATTACATTATCTCCTTGCGGATTTGTTCCAATTAGCATTGTAACTCCTTGTGTTGTTGTAAAGTGTTTATTATATATTAGTGTGTTTTATTTGTCAAACGGTATTCTATCCGAATAGCGTCCCAAGGCAATCCGTCAATTACATTATTAGGGATTAATGTTAGTGAGCGGTATATTTGATCATGATTAGGAATGATAATGCGTCGTTCGATCTTTTCAGAATCTGCTAAATCAGTTAGCATCCTTGCAAAATCATATGGATCACATCTACACAGGTCATAAAGTTCTATTGGAGTCTTTGCACCAGATTGAAGTGCAGATAAGATAATTTTTTGCATAACTTCTCCTTTTTACTGTGTGAATGTTTAAAACAAATTAAAGTATAAAGTAAACTTTACAATTTGTCAACTGAAAGTTTACTCTATACATGTTACAGCGGGGCCTTTTACCAGAACTTTACTTTTTTAAGTGCTTTATTCATTTCATTTGCTGCGCGATTGGCTGCTTCTCTAGCTTCGTTAGCTACACGATCTGCTTCTCTAGCTGCGCTTTCTGCGGCTTCTTGTGCTGCTCTAGTTGCTCGTTCAGATGCTTCTTGTGCTTCTCTAATTGCTCTTTCAGATGCTTCTTGTGCTTCTCTAGCTGCGCGTTGTGCTTGCTCAAGTGCTTCTCTAGCTGCACGATCTGCTTGTTCTTGAGCTTCTCTTGCAATACGATTAGCTTCTTCATTAGCAATGCGGGCAGCTTCTTGAGCTTCTTTAGCAACAATTTCCGCTTGCTCATGCGCAAAACGAGCTGACTCTAATGCTGCTTGATCAACTGCGTCTACAACTGGAGTAGTATCAACTGATAATTCAGCATTAAATTCTACACCAGCTAATAACTCTATTTCACCTTCTACACCTATGCTAACGGTATTGCCGTGTACAGTTGCACCACCTCCAACTTCTGCACCGGCTTGTAATCCAATGCTAACACCTGCACCTGCTTCAGCAGACACGCCATGGCTTTCTGCTACTGCATTAGCTTCTACACCAACACTTGCACCTACTGATGCTCCTGCGTGTCCTTCTGCGCCATGTAACCCGACTGATGCTTCGGCTTCAACACCGGCATGAGCTTCAGCATACGCGCCACCCGAAACACTAACTGTACCAACATCTTCATTACCAACTGATGCACTTGCTCCAACTTCAGCACGAGCTTCAACACTTGCACTAGCTTCAACAACTACATCTGTACCTGTCCATCCTGCACTTGCTTCAGCAGTAGCTTCAACTTCTGCAGTAGCGTGTGCTTCAGCTTCTAATGTAACATCACCTACTGTAACACTTGCACCGGCTTCTGCGCCAATACTTGCACCTGCGTGTGCTTCTGCTGATGCGCTTGTATCAGTTACTTCCGCACTTGCACCTGCGTGTGCTTCGGCATATACATCAGCATGTGATTCTTCTGTTATTGTTACGCCATTAAGCGTAACTGACTCTTCTTGGCTTACACCTGTACCTACTTCTTCTTTTGACATAACACTCTCCTTATTGTCTGCTATTTAGCTATCAATAAGTCCACTGCGCAAACTGCTTAAAGAAACGTGTTATAGGTCCATTGTAATAGTTATACTCATCTTCTGTAACATCTCTTACTAAAACTAATTCTAATGGAGCTCTGAGTGAATTCCAATCAGAGAAATGTCTAATTACTGATAGGTTCGAACAGTATATAGCTTCATTCATTGTAGGTAGTCGCCATCCTCTCTTTCCATCATGCTTACTCAGCATAAACAAATGCATCGTTGCTTCATCAGCACTAGAACATAATAGTCCAGTATAAACGATTTCAATGATTTTTTTCTCATAGTGATTAACCGGGACTCCTACAACATAACGCACTCTGTTGTCGCCATAAGGATTCGTAGGTACGTCAAATTTTAAATATACATTACAATTGAATATTCGGTTAAACCATTTCATATTTGTTCCCTTACTGGACAAACAATTCGAAACTTCTTTACAGTTTTTGCGTTTTCATACCAACCAAGTAATTCATTTCTGCTAGCCCATTCTTTATGAGTTGGCATGCGCCAATCCTTGTGCCCATTATGTTCTAATATAAGACAGTATACCCATGCTTCGTCATATGTTAGCTGAGGGAAGAACGTTGGGGCGAATTCTATCATCCTCTACGCATCCGTGAAATCTCAGTTGCTTGCTCTTGGTTGATAACAGGAACTAAATTACTTTTGTGCATTTGCGCACATCCTTTAATCAAAGTACCTGTATACTTAGGAGGTTCAATACGACTGCCGCCACCTTTAGTAGTTGTAACTAAACTGGGAGGTTTACTATCACTACCTCTATATGTTGGTGCAGGCGGAGTATATGACTGTTTCTTAAGTGCGTCTTTAAGAGATTTAGAACTAGATGGTTTGGTAGATAATCCGTGTTGCTTTGCCATAGCTAACCATTGCTTCTCAGCTTCTAATGCTTTACGCTTTTCTTCAGCTGATTTATACTTTGTTTTTTTCATTTATATCCCTCACTGGTATAATAAAACAGGTTGCATTATAGTTTAACCACGCAGCGTTAGGCCTACCAATATAGTCAACTATATCCCATGTATCAAAGAATTCTAATTTCATTCGTTCGTCATATGTTGGCATCCTCCAATCATACTTGTTATTATGAGTTAGGGTAGCACAGTACAACCATGATTCGTCACATGTTATCTTGTGCGGCGATTCGTTTGCATGCTCAATCATGCTTAGTCCTTACTGCCAATACACGTCCGCGATTGTGAGGATCGTGTGATGACGGATTGTCTAAATCATCTTGTGTCCACACATACTTTGGTTTGTATATAAACGAATTACACCGAGTTGCTTCTCTGAGAGCATAAATCTCATCTACTTCACTACTAGTGGGTAATCGCCATCCTTTCTTTCCTTCAAACTCTAAGAATGTACAATACATAACTGCTTCATGTAAAGACATCCTGTTAGGATTTGGATCTACTGGTAGATAATGTACACTTAATGGTTTATGATATTTCATAAATCTCTCACTGGGTATATGTGATAGCTGAAAAATCTATCGTTATCAATTCTTCCTTGATGCCATGCCATATACGCTAAAGGACCTTCAACCCATTCGTCTGGAGTAGGAAATCGCCAGTCTGCATGCCCATCATGGACTAGAGTAATTACATACAAAAAAGCTGCATCGCGATTATATAATTTCCGACTGATCCCAGGTGGATTAGATAATATTTCTATCATTTGTCTCTCACTGCAACTGCTATACCTGTTTTACGATTTTCATATGGTTCAATCATAGCTTCTATAGCTTGCTGGGTATGGTTGTATTGTTTTGCAAGCAATGCTCGTTCTTCATTCGTACTCTCTCGATACCATGTATTAGTTGTAAGTCTGCCATCTGCAGTATCTGCCCATTCAAGTAAAGTTGGCAACCGCCAGCCTTTCTTTCCTTGGTGATCTAAAAACAAACAATACATAACAGCTTCGGCATACGTTATAAATTTTGATTGACAAGTGGCTACTAGCATATGGCTCCTTACATAAAACATTATTATAGCGCAAAACTTAGGACTTTACAAATGGTATTTTAATCAGCAGTGCGCACTGGACATATTTTATGTGTTACTTTAGCTATCTTAAGACCTTCATCATTCTGATCAAACGCATCGCAATCAATTGCTTCGTAATCACAAAATTCTTCTTCAGTTGGTATGCGCCAGTCATACTTGTTATTATATGTTAGTGTAGCACAATATAACCAGGCATCATCAAATGAGAACCGGCCGGCGGGCATTGGGGCAATCTCAAGCATCTTTAGTCCTCACTGGTTGTACAACTCTTATTGATAAGAATTTTAAACTTTTTACCGTTGGTAAGCTGTTTAGATTGCTATCTCTAAAATCATCTTCATCCGAGTCATCATATGCTGATATTGAAATTCCATCAATATCTTCATATTCGTCATAAGTTGGAATACGCCAATCGTATTTGTTATCGTGTATACAGGTAGCGCAGTATAGCCATGCTTCGTCGTAATTTAGATATTCATTTAATATAGGTGCAATCTCAAGCATCTTTAGTTCTCACTGGTTGTACACGCCAATGGCTAGGACGTGGTTCGTCTGATTGATCAAAGGATTCTTCATCAATTTCGTCGTTGTATGTAAACTCGTAATCAGTTGGAATACGCCAATCATATTTGTTATTATGAGTTAGAGTAGCACAGTACAACCAAGCTTCGTCATATGACATCTTATAATCAGATAGTGGTGCTAGTTCAATCATAATTTCTCCTATTAGGTATAAAGGACTAAAGTCCTAAATTATAATAATTTTATATTCGTTGGCACTCATATCAATTATTATAATTTTATTTTCTTTCTTTGAATATTTTGTTAGATTTAGAAGTCATATTGGCCCGCAAAGGCCAATGGAACATTTGTTGAGTTTCTTCATGTCTTAGCATTAGAGCATTACAGAGGCGGTCATCCGGTACCTCGAGCTCCGTCCTGGTTTTTATATGACGGCGGACTAATTATACAATGCTAACTATATAATCAGTCGTAAGGGTGTTATCCTTTCTTTTAACCTTATGTGTACAGCGGGGCCATAACCTGTAATGAGTTTTGTAAAGGTACATCTCATGTTCATCCAAATGGGTAGGTGGTTATGTCGTTGCTACAGTTCAACAATTCCATCACTGTGATACATCTGTCCAGTTATAGGGCGCATAGATAATACAGTTTGCGCGACACCTGCTGTAGTTATGCGTACACTATACAGTATATGCACACGTATGTCAAGTGTTATTATGTTACAGCGGGGCCTTTTAGTACGATGCAGCTGTACTAACAGGAAGTAACAACCATTCTTCTAAGTTACCTGTATAGTTATCGCCAGTAAAGATTTCCATCTCGCAACGAAACTCGTCATGTTTAAAAGCATAAACAGTAATGCTAGAATCGATTGATATTATCCGCATGTACAACATACATCCAGTTTCTACTATTCTTCTGTCAGTATAAATGGTTTCCATGGTATTACTCCGGTTGATAAATTATTTAGTGTATGTGTTACAGCGGGGCCTATTTGCATATAACGTGTTATGCGTATAGTATATAAGTGTATATGTGTGTTGTCAATGTGTATGAGCGTATTACATGTTTATGTAATTATACTCGTGTGAAAATGTGTGTAATGCAGAGTTTACAGCGGGGCCTTTTATGGTTTAGGCTTCTTAACAAACTTACCACCTGCACCACGTGCATTTGGCATCATAACGACTTTGGTATTAGCATTAGCAATATCAACACCATTGTTGAAACTTTGATGAGTAGCTCTGTTAGTAGTAGCACGATTGGGATACTTTTTACCCCATGACCATCCTGCGCGATGTCCGCTACAGTCTTTAGTGCATTGCGAGCCGTGAAAGGTTAGTTCGTTTAAAAGTTCTTCTATTTTCATAAAACTATTTATGCATTTTTAACATCTCGAACTAGAATTACGTCACAAATTGCAGTATTATAATCATCACTTTCCATGCGTTCTTTGTTCCAACACCATCCAACAATCGTTGGAATTCCACTCATGTTAGTTAGACATTCTTCTAGAGTAGGAAATCTCCACCCTCTGCCGTTGTGTTCAAAAAATAAACAATACATTTGTGCTTGATCTTTTGGAAGTGGTTTTTTCCATGTTTCTCTTGGTGAAATTTCAATCGTCATCTTTTCTATCCCTTACTGGTACTATACAGTACAAATCGTCAGTATCGCATAAATTAGTATCAACTAAATCGTCTTCATACCATTCTCCTAACATACTTATATGATATGTAGACTCGTGTCCAATTAATTCTCGATAAGTAGGGAATCGCCATCCTTTCTTGCCGTCTATTACTAAGAATAAACAATACATCTGTGCTTCATCTCGGCACATTGCTTTCCAATAGTCTTTTGGGGATATTTCAATGCTCATATTATACTTATAAGTTAATTTAATTTAATAAAGTATAACAAGTTGTGTAGGACAAGTCAACTGACTTGAAAGAAGTGCCTGCGCAAGTATTGTAGTATGCGCAGGCTACTGGATTGGATTACGCATGCCACCAGACTGGAGGTGTTATAATGTATCCGCAGAACATTACCCATACTAGTGTTGCAAAACATACTACGCTTGCAACATGCAATACGTCAATTAAGATGTCGTTTGTACTTCGTGAAGCAGTGTAAGTTGTAATAGTGTTAATCATAGTGTAGTCTCCTTTGTTAATGTCTACATAGTATTTTATGCTATTTTAACATGAAAAACAAGTAGCTAAACAGTAAAATGACTATCTACATTTAGTAAACAATCAAGCTAACATTATTACATTATCGTAATCATTGTTTATAATAATGTATTAAGTCGTCTGAAATAACAACTTTACACTTATTATATAGTGTGTAAAAGTTTGTGTAAGCGCGTTTAGGTGATTGGCCTTGACCTAGGGTTTGTCCTAGTTTGCAGTACCAGGTATTGTTTTGTTTAAAGAGTTTTGGTTTCATATGTCCTCGTAGTGTAACAACTGTATTTATTTGCTTGACACACTGTATATAATAGTTTATAATATGCAAACATTTTTAACTACAGGAGCAACAATGCTTGAAATAAGTATAGGAGTAACTAATCCATTTGTAACACACAATGGATTTCGTGATCTGTTTAACTTGCATGGATCGTTTACTAAACACAAACACTGGGAAATAGAAGGTATATTTAATAAAGATATTATAGCAGGGTTTGAACTAGGCACACACTTATGGGGGTCTGATCACGCAGGTCCATGTTTACGCATTGGATTATTATGTTTTGAATTAAACATAAACATGTACGATAGTAGACATTGGAGTTACAAAAATAACACATGGACTGAATACGATTATGAGTAAGAAAGAGCCAATAGAACATAGAGACTTACTTAATAAAAAAATAGCAGTAGGTGACATTGTTGCGTTTGCAGAAAGCGGATCGCAGTATGTTGGTAAGATAACTAAGTTAACACCAAGACGTGTTAAGATTAATCGTATTACTGCACATGATCCAAACAGATGGTTTAAGCAAACTGCATATCAACGTCCACCGGATGATGTTGTTATTATAGAAGGCGCACATGTTACTGCGTATATTATGGCAAATTCAAATTAGGAGATATAATGAAAAATTGTTTAGTCGGAATGTTCAAATTACCTGGCCTTACATTTGAAAGAGGACAACTTAGTAAAGAACTAATTAAAGAAATGGAAGACTGGTGTAAAGAAAACAATTGCGGAACTAAGATGACAGATACTCTTTGGAGCTTTAAAAGCGAAAAGAAACGTAACTGGTTTATTTTACGTTGGTGTGATAGTTTACCAAAACAAACTGAAGATGGATCAACTTACTTAGTCCACTGATAACGCAATTGCTAACGGATCATTAAACACTAGATGTCCATTAGGGCGTGACATCATGTTAGCAAGATGGACATCTGCATAAAACCCTGCATGCGCAAACAATGGTTCAAGCAATCTCATCGCATCTTTAAAATGTTTATCAGTCGCAAGGTTTCGTATATCACGACGGAACTTTGGAGTATCCATCATGTGCGCCCATGCAAATTCTGTTGTAATAGGGTGTCTTGCGATAGGTTTTAGTCCTGATTGGTAACGTGTAATATACTCGAGTAATCCAAGCTGTTTTAACACTGCTTCAAACTGATCAGCGTCAGTTTCTTGTAGTCGCTCGGTTACTATTAAGATTTGCAATTTTCTATTATCGTGTATTGGAAGATATTCAAATTCAGGGTGTGTTTCTAAATAATCTTCTTCTTCAGGTGTTATATTTTTTAAGTTAAACACTTTATGATTAAATACTTTTGGGAAATATGGGTTGTTAGGATGATTAATACATACCCGTAAGAACTGCCATATTGGATCATCCTCTCCCGATACTGCAGCTACTTTAACTACTGTATTAGGATGTGTTTTATGATAGTATGCGATTGCTTGACATCCAGCTGCAATAAATTGCAACTTAGGTGACTGTATTACACCACTAGTAGATTTATTTGATATACGTGGTTTAAATTTTATTTCACTTAATAATTCTTTAATTTTCATGTTGTGCCCAATTTAATATATTTATAGGAATTTATGAAACACCACAAATTAGTTTTAACCAGTCATCTTAATCATTACGGATTTTTATTCGGGGGGCAAATGCTCCATTGGATTGACTCAGTTGGCTATGTATCTGCAAACTACGAGTTTCCGGGATATGAGTTTGTTACCCGAGGATTAGACAGTGTATCATTTACTAAACGTGTACCTGCCGGATCCATCTTAGAGTTTGATGCGGTACTTACACGTAAAGGTAAATCATCGGTTACATTTAAAATTGATGTATACTGCGATGATAGATCAAACCCACGTGAGCATGCATTTAGCACTAATATTACATTTGTAAGTATTGATAAAAATGGTAACAAACGTGAGTTAAATGAGCCGGTTTGAACACGTTGCTAACATAGTAATTCCATTAACTGAAACTTTAGAAGTTATACGTGACTTACGTTCAAAGGGGTTACAGAGTGGGGAAGACTTTGATTTTAAATATGTAGCAGTTGCGGAGTACGATGACTTTAATACTCCGCAATACGATCATATTAGATTTTCATTTAAAGAAGGGAAGTGGACTACGTATGTAATTCTTAAGTTTGGGTAAATGGTTGCAAGACACCATTTATGTTTTGACCTTTAACAAATTGTAAATCTCTAGGATTAGTTGCTTTTATATATTCAATTGTTTCTGGTCTAAGGTACCCTAGCATATGCATGTTATACGGGAATGCTTTTGCAAGTTTCATCTCAACACTTGGATCAAGTGTTTGGGGATTTAATGCGTTAAATAAAGTTTGTACTCCATTTTTTGATGATATTACCATATCAGCATAAACATCTTGTGCAATAGGATTTTCACTAATATCATAAAATATTTTAGGATATGTCCATATTGCCATTTCAATTTGCTCTCTCGATGGATTTGGTATTTTTTTAATAAGTCTTGGGTTACCTCTAACTGCAGCCTTGATCTGTTGATCTGTTGGATTACTAATATGCTTTATAAAATCAGGATGCACTTGCAAGTAATCTGTTTGAAATAGAATATCCATCTCTTTCATATCTGCTGGTTTAATATCTGCAGTATACGTTCTAAGTAATCTCTTAAAACTTCTTCCTGAATATTCATCATTTATAGAATATGCATTATGATTTCTATCAAAGAAATTAAGCAACGCATATTCAATTTCTGGATTACGTTTACCACGATAGTTATGTTGATTAATTGTCAACATATCAGCAATTGTATCAAGATATGTTGTTGGTTTTTGTTCTTTAGGCGGTTCTGATTCAACATTATCAATATTAGGATTAGCAAGCGCAGCACGAATGATATCAGTTGCTGCTACTCCAGTTTCTTCTAAAAACTGCTCGTTGGACATTTTATCATCAGCGCCAGTAAACAATTCAAAACTATTTGGTTGATTTCTGTAAAATGCAATTGCCCACCTGTCATCACCGTCACCGTCGCCTCGATAATTAAGGAAACAATAAATTAGAACTACACCTTTTCCGGTGTATTCTTCCCAATGCTGCTGTTCTGCTTTAGTAGTACACCAATCACTATGTCTACCAATGTTAACGCTAGCATTTTTGTTTAATGGCATAACTCCAGTAATGTTATTATGATCATACACAGTTACTGAATCTTGTTCTTTTTTTACTAATTTCTTTTTCTGTGTTTTACTTTGTTCTTGTGATTTATCAAATACAAATCTTTGAAATTCAAACCAGCCTTTTTTACGCCATGCATCAATATTACGTTGTTCACCTTGTACTTGATTGCGATCAACAAGCTGTCTAAACTTGCTAATCATATCTTTTACACTTTCCGGTCTTCCTAACTTTGAAAACTCTGCTTGAGCTTCTTTATAGCCGTCAACTAAAAATAATTCCCTTAATAACATTAGTATTCCGTTATATCTTCTGGAGTAACTACTTGCGGTTCAATTGGTTGTTGCACAGCTGGTTTGTTATATACAGGTAATGGCTTTTTAGAAATAGGTTTTGCAGGATCTACAGTAGGCGCTACATATTGTTTTTCTATTTCTTTTACCTTTTTCAAATCTTTCAATAATGATTTTAATTCTGATTTGTTTAACTCATTAGCTGCTGATTTTGCAAACAGTTCAACTGCACTTGTTCCTAACTCTGGATTAACTAATGTGTATAGTTTTCTAAGGTATTCTTTTCTATATAACTGTTCATTACATGCAATTTGTAATGCCATTGCAGTACGTATTGCAACACTGATTAACGATCTAATATCGTGTTTTAAATAATTACCACCTGGTCCACGAAACTCTACCCAATTTTCCTTAGCATTGATTGACACATACTTATCGGTAATACTATTATGAAAGAACTGGCTTACTCGTGTAGTCATGTTCTGACGCATTTGATTTAACAACATAGATCCATTTTCATCAGAAACATCAAATCGCTCTGGATCGTTTCTTAATGATCGTAACACACTATCACATTGCGAGTTATATAAACGATTAAATTGACTTAAAATATACTCATCACCTAAGAACAACGCTAATTTAATATAGTCAAGTTTAGACCGATCAAAGTCTGGAATAGAAACATTTACATGCAATCCAGTGGATTCATTTGTGGTGCATCCATATGCATTAGCCCATGCAACTGTATTTTCTAAGTTAGCTAATGTTTCAGCAATTGGTTTAGCAGGACTAATAAATTCTAATCCAACTGCTGCTTGCCCTTTAGCTGGTTGTATAGTAACATCTGGTTCAATAATCCAATTTTCATAACTAGCTGCAGACCGTTCAACTCCGTGATAAATTAAATTACTTTGAACAACATCTGTTTTAACTGCTTTCTTAAACCCATCAAGCAAATTTGTCAACGGATTATATTCAGGAGGTAATTCAAGCTCTTGTTTACCGCCTATGTCTAATCCTGCAATATCTAACATATTATTAACATCTAATGATGATAACCAATATGATGTTGAATGAATTTTCATTTTAAAGAAATATTTTTTATGTTCGGCAATTACTCTTTCGTATTCTGCGGTGTATTCATCAGTTGCATAATCAATCATTTGATATGCTTCGTCTTCACCGTATTCTTTAGATAGTTCTTTAAATACACGTTCTTCTACATCGTATTTAAAGTCGGGGTTATCCTTAAGGTATTTGTTATATTTTGCAGTAACCCAATGCTTATATGCAGATGCTAATGCTTTACCTATTTTAATTTCTAACTTAGGATCACCGTTACCAAAGAATTCAATAATGCTTTCAATGTCATCTACCATTGGCGGCATATTTTGACATGGTACGCACATTTCTGCTTCAAATCCCATAGTCATACCTGCAGATGCAGGACCTTGTAACCAATTTTGTAGAGAACCCGGACTCATGTTTACTTCATTGAGTAACGGTTTGAATTCTGTATAACGCATAACAATTCCTTTAGTTTATATAATAGTGTATTTATATGATGAAATTGTCTTTGACTTTTATTTAAATACGTGTATAATATACACATAACTTATGTATATAGGAGTTATATGCAAACAACTAATAACATTATTAATGACGTAATGTTACAATTTTCACCATGTTTCCAACTATTAGGAGAATATATGGAACAGTCAGAACTAAAGTGTAAAGATTGTATTCATTCACATGCTAGTTGGTTTTCAAAACTAATTAGAAACCAATATGGATATAATTGTACAAAATATATCACACCAGCAAAGTATGATCCGGTATTAGGTAACACTACTCCAGAAAAGTTAGGAGCATGCACGGTTGCTCGTCTTGATAGGTCGTTCTGTGGACCACAAGCATTATTATGGTATCCTAAATACAAACGTGGTTTGTTTGATTATATAAAACATGTTGACACACTACCAAAGGAGTAATATGACAGGATTAATAAAGAACATAACACGATTTTTTCAAAAGCCTAAGTTAATTATATCGCCAAGAGAGCGATTATTAAATAAAGTACTAGAGGCAGTAATTGAACGACGTAAACACAATGAACATTGTATTTTACTAGTAACACCTATTGGTGTAACAAGTCAACCTTCAGCAACACAACCTGCATCAGTTGCACTTATTGGTCATGATAAAATAAGCGACTTTCAAGAAACTCTACTGTATATTGAAGAACAATTAATAAAAGACGGACATTACTGCATAGTTAAACTATCAGAAAGTAAGTCGTATGCAAACATGTTCATCTATATAGATGAATCAATTCTAATTTAATAGGAGAAATGTATGATTGGTATTATTATTGGAACTTTTGTAGTTGGTGTATTATCAGGTTTATGGTTAAACATTACGATGTATAGAAGTGCAATGCGACATGCTCCGGACGCATTAATTGATGGTATTCGACAATTCCATGCATCATATCAAGATGATCTTGATAATGACGACGAAGACATTGATGGCAAAGATACAATTGTAGTTTCTTTTGAAAAAGTTAACACACATTGGTATTTGTATGATGTATCAACTAATATCTTTGCAGGACAAGGTAAAAGTTTAGACGAAGCAGTTGCTGCGGTTGAAGCTCGATTCCCGAGTAAAGAAGTAATCGTACAACAAGTAGAGGCATCATGAATATATACGTAGATATGGATGAGGTAGTAGCAGATTTTAAAGGGTTTGCTGAAGAATTCTTTCAAAGAAATCTAGATAATAGAGAACGACTTCCACCTGAAGAATGGGAGCGATTAGCAAGTTGTGAAAGATTATATCGTGATCTACAAGTAAGAGAGGGTGGCTACTCACTTATTAATTGGCTAAGAGTGTATTGTCATGAACATAACGTTGGACTGTTTTTTCTAACAGCGATTCCTAGAAATAATGATATCCCGTATGCAATCATGGATAAGGTTGAATGGTGTCAGAAGTATTTTCCAGGTATTCCAGTGTTTATCGGACCGCGTAGTCATGAAAAAGTTAAACGTTGCAAGTTTGGAGATATCCTTATTGACGATCGATTAAGCAACATTACTGAGTGGAATGAAGCTGGGGGTGTTGGCTATCAATATAAAAACTGGACCGATTGTAAGGCATGGCTTGAAGCAATTTTGTTACCGAAGTCTTAGATGTAACACATAAATATTATAATAAAGGAGCAGGTCTATGTCTAGTATATGCACAATTCAATTTAGTACTCATTCAGTATCAGTTAATTTAGACGATAATGGAATATATCACGTGTTTAAATGTACTACCGACCGTTGCGAACTTGAGTCGTTTGATGTTAGAGAAGAAGCTGAAGAATATATATTGTACCCACTGCCAAGTGTACAATATTCTTTAATCATTCACGAAGACGACTTATAAATACTACTATGAATATTCTAGTTACAGGCCATAATGGATTTATTGGTCGTAATATGGTCGAATGGATATCGGCCGAAGGATGGCATGTAGAAGGATGGGATTATGATCCTGATAATTTACCTGATATTAAACAATATCAATGGGTGATACATCTAGGAGCATTAACTAACAAGTCCGAAACAAACATTGACAAATTTATGATTCAAAATTATGAATTTAGTCAATGGCTATTCAACGAATGCCAACTAAACGAAGTACACTTACAATATGCTAGTACAAGTTCTGTATACGGGTATGGTAAGGATTTTAGTGAAACTGCCGAATGTACACCACTAACACCGTATGCGTTAAGCAAATACTTATTTGACCGGTGGGCGTTTAGACAACCTGCACATACGTCGTTTGTACAAGGGTTTAGATACTTTAATGTATACGGCAAGTACATGCACTTACGAGGTAATCAAGCTAACATTATACATAAGTGGCAAGAAGAAGCACGTAAGACAAACCAAATTACAGTATGGAATACTGCTGACCAAGTTAAACGTGATTGGGTGTGGGTAGGTGATGTATGTAAGTTACACATTGACTTTATTAAAACCGTACACGGATCAGGCATTTGGAATGTAGGTGCAGGTCTAGCACACAGCTATTTAGACATTGCAGAGGCTGTAGCAGAACAAGAAAATGCAGTAATAAAAGTAGTAGAATCAAATGGACATGATGTACGCTACAAGACGTGTGCCAATTTAACATTGTTAAAAGCTACAATTGGAAAACGTCAATGGCTTAATGTATTTGAATACATTAACAGATGATAGGAATTAAAATGAGAGCTCAAGAGTTTATTAAAGAAGAAAAAATTGGCACTAGTGCTAAACGTCCAGGGCGTAAAAGTGATCGTCCTGCTCGCGGGCATGCAGCCGAATCTAGATATAAAGTAACTGCTGATACACATTTAGACGAACGTGGCAAAGCTAGTAAAGAACTATGTCTAAGTAATAAGAAAAAAGGTGCTAGTGACGAATCAAGTTGTAAAGCACAAGGCTTTATGGCTCGTAAAACTGGCAAATCGCAAAAGATTGGTAAAAAACGTGTTAAACTTGATGGTAAAACAGTTAAAAGTTCTAAATACGGCGGTCCGTTACCTGACTATTCGTAGGAACCCTTATGAGATTTTTAGAATTTAAACCATTAAATGAAAACATTGGAACATTAGAAATTCCTGTGCCTGGTCCATATCGGAGCAAGATTGTATCTGCAATGCAAAAAGCATTAGCTGCACTTAATTATGATGTACATGATACTAGCATAGTCGACGAACGTACTATGAAAGCAATTGCAGCTGCACAACAAAATTTTGGATTAACAGTTACAGGCAAACCTGATTCTAATTTTATTAGCGCATTAAATATGTCAATACCATCAATTCCTGGGTTATCTGACTATATTGCAAATGCAATGAAATCCGCAAAATCTGATTCGGATAAATTAGCAGGTGCAGTTGCTCCAGCAATTGCTGGAGCTGCTCCTGCTAGTAACGTGGCTAGCAGTACGCCACCTGCTAACAACATAGTAAGTAACATACCTGTAACTAACCAGCATGGCACTGAAAAAATTAAACCAGTTAAATCAACATCTAAACTTGCAACAGATTCTAAATTTTTAGCAAAGGTAGACGAAGTTGCAAGTAAGTTAGGTGTTGACCCAAATATTTTAATGAAAATTATGCAACACGAATCCGGATTAAAGCCAACTGCAATTAACGATAACGGGTGTGTTGGATTAATACAATTCTGTCATGATGATACAGTTGGTATTCCAAGATCAACTATTAGAAAAATGGATGCAATTTCACAAATGGATTTAGTTTACAAATACTATAAGAAAGTAGGTGTACAACCAGGAATGACTCAAGGTGAAATTTATATGCTTACATTTGTGCCGTGGGCTAAGAATAAAGATCGAAACACTGTAATTGGTCAAAAAGGCGGCGGCAGACTAGCACCTAACATTAACATTTCAAAAAATGAATTATGGAAAGATAACCCTCCATTTGCAAAATGGGCAGCTGCTCAAGGACGCGATTACTACACTAAAGGTGACGTAATTGACTATTTTAAACATTACCAAGCATAACACTATATGAATATACCAGGAACATTATTAATAGCTCCGCCACACGTACAGCACCAATTATGGGGATCAGCAACTATTTTAGTTACTGACATTACTTCACTAGGTACTACCGGATTGATATTAAACAGAGAAAGTCGAATGACAATTGCTGAATTTGGTGAAAGATTAGGATATGATTTAGATCATGTACCGGGTATGCTACACATAGGCGGCACTGATAAACAAACTAGTTTTTGTTTGTTGCATTCGCTAGAATGGAGTAGTAAAAATACATTTAAAGTTAACAATCATTTTGCAATTAGTTCCGACGACGATGTACTTAAAAAGTTTGAGAAAGGTGATGAACCATTACAATGGAGAATGTTCCTTGGAATGTGTACTTGGGAGCCAGGTCAACTTGACAACGAAGTAACCGGGTTAGGATCATCTAAATCTAGCATTAGCTGGTGTACGTCTTCATGCGATCCGGAACTAGTGTTTGATACTGACCTTGAAGATGTATGGGACGTTGCATTAGAAAGATGTAGTAATGAGTTTGCACGGAACTTTATGATATGAAATTAAAACAAGCACTTTGGAAAATATTAGGATTTATCTTACTAGGAATAGCTTACATTGGCGTAGTTACTCCTGGACTACCATTTAGTCCATTCCTAGTAGGTGCTGCATTTAGTTTTAGTAAAGGCAGCCCAACAATGCATGCATGGATTTACAATCACAAGTATTTTGGCCCATTCTTAACAAATTGGGTGGGCAAACAAGTTTTCCCAACTAAAATGAAATACATGATGTTACTTGTAATGAGTAGTTCATTAGTAGCATTATGGTTCACAACACATAACTTACATGCTATACTTGGTTCAGGCGGGTTCATGGCACTTGTTGCTATTTGGGCATGGCGCTTTCCAGGAAGTGTAGAAGTTTATGAATATCGTATTAACAACAACAAACGAATAGGCTGGCTTAAATGAAGAAATTTTTATTATTACTCCTGTTACCTTTTACGGTAGCAGCAAATCCCATTGATGACAAATGTCCACAGTTTTCTATACACGGTGCTCCAGTGTCGCAACTTACTGCTTCACAATACTTGTGTAAACAAAACTATGCTATTCATTATCGATATGATACAAAAACTGCAGAGTATGTAGTTGAACATGTTTCTCCTGAAGATATGAGTGGAGTAGTTCGTCGTCAAGACGACTTTCATCCAGACTTAGATGTACCAGAACAATTTAGAGCAACACTGCACGACTATGCAGGTCATCCATATGACAGAGGACACCTAGTTCCTGCAGGTGACAGTACTCAAACTAAAGAAATTATGAGTGAAAGTTTTGCACTTACTAATATGGTTCCACAAGTACCTGCCAACAACAGAGGTATTTGGAATAAGTTAGAATCAACTGTTCGTAACTGGGCAGGGGAAGGGCGTGATATTTATGTAACTTCTGGAACTTATTATCAACCTGGTAAACAAATTAAAACAATTGGTAAAGGTGTAGCTATTCCTGATTACTTATGGAAGGCAATTTATGATGCAACTAATAATCAAACAATTGCATTCTTAATACCAAATGACGGAATTTCTGCTAGAGAGTTACCTAAGTTTATTTTAACTGTTGAGCAGTTACAAAACGTAGTAAACATTAACTTCTTTCCGGCACTTGGCACTAGTCCAATTGAACAAACTATTAATCGTGACTTGTGGAAAGGTTTATAACCTTCCTAAGTTTTTAATGTAATTTCCAATATCGTGATTAACAAAGAAATTAATCTTACCTTTTTTAAGTCCGATATAAAAACCTTTTACTCTATCTTTGATTGTCTGCCATCTTGTAAAAACTCTTACATTGCCATGATGATCAAAGTAGTGTAGCTGACCATGATGCTTATATGGAAATATTGGATTCCGTGTAACTGCATCTGCATTGTTTACCCATCTATGATGTTCGATGTTTAAGCTATTCATGTGTTTAATAAATGTCATATCACCAACACGCGGACTACCGTATGTATATAAAAACGGCGTAGTTAATTTTTCTGTACGCGCACATCTTGCAGTTATAAGGGTTGCCATTGCTGCACCTAAACTATGACCTGTACACCATACTTTACGATTAGCACCGTATTTTTGTAACATCTTTAATAAGTCAACCCAAATAAGATCTACACTTGTTCTAAATCCATGATGCACTAACCCGTGTCCTGATCTACTCGGTACTAGTGCAAATTCTATGTCATGTGCAACATCATTAAAGTGAGTTGGTTGTGTCCCACGACACACTACTATTAAATCATCGTTGTCCCATAATACATACAAGTCTGACCCACCATGGCTTATAAATTTACTGTCATATCCTAATTCTTTAAATTCTTGATCGTCATTATATGCAAGACTGCTCATTGTTGCCATTGTTAATGATTTTTGTTCAAAGGTTAAATCTGATATCATATCAAGCTCCTAGTCTAATCCGTTAAACGGACCTTCTTTTCCGTACGCCCACAGCGCATTCTTTTCGTGTATTGTTCTTGCTAGTCTACGAGGTAGGAATGGTAGAATAGGATGCACTAATACATTATGAATAATACTTCTAATTAAATCCATAGTTGTCCTCTCACTTTACTTTACATCTTATTGTATTTATTGTATAATATATACATATTAACTAGCAAGGAGTATGTATGACAAGAATTAATTCAAATGTAGACCCTAAGAAATTAATGGATCAACACCTTATGGCAGAATACAGAGAATTACCAATGGTGCTTGCATCTCTTCGTCGGTCGTTGAAGACACAATCAGAAAGAGAAGTTCTTAAAAAAATTCCTCCTAAATTTACACTGAATAAGGGTCATGTGTTGTTCTTTTACAACAAGCTAACATTCCTTAGGAATAGATATGATCGGTTAGTTAACGAATTACACAACAGAGGATACAACTTAGATCAAGGTCGTGTACTTGATCTAAATGGTATACCTTCTACGTTTTTTAATGATTGGTCTGCAACCCCTGCAGATGATGCTGTATTAGAACAGCGTATTAAGGAAAAGATAGCTATGAAGCCATCTTGGTACAAATATTATGGCAAATCTGTGTTATGACAAGTACACAGATCAAACACGATAACAAGTGCATTAACTAAATCGTCAATCATCCCATCAGTATGCAATGGAGTAGGTGCAAATCGCAAACGCTCTGTTCCTACTGGGACAGTTGGTGAATTTATTGCTTGTGAATAGATATTAAAATCATTTAATAGCATGTCACTCATTGTTTTGCATCTTTTAGCATCGCCTACTAGAACTGGAACAATGTGTGTATCACTTTGCATAACAGGTAACCCTGCTTCTATCAATCGTTCTTTTAATTTATTTGCTTGTTGTTGATGTTTTAATCTTAACTCATTATGATCTTTAAGATATTTAACTGCGGCTAATGCTCCGGCACATGTTACCGGACTCATTGATGTTGTAAATATAAAACCTGCTGCTACTGATCGTATTGCATCAATTACGGCTGCAGTTGCTGCGATATATCCGCCCTGGACTCCAAACGCTTTACCAAGAGTACCGTTGACTATGTCGACTCTCCCCTGTAATTGTAGTTCTTCTAGCTTCCCAGCTCCACATGTGCCATAAAGTCCAACGGCGTGTACTTCGTCTATATAGGTTATAGCGTGGTATTTATCTGCTAAATCACAAATATCAGCTATTAGACTTATATCACCGTCCATTGAGTATACACTTTCAAACACAATACAAGGTGTATGATTGTTTTCTTTTGATCTAATTAAACATTCTTCTAAATCAATTAAATCATTATGTTTAAATATCTGTTTTGGTGCTCTGCTGTGTGACATGCCAACTATTAAACTATTGTGATTTTTACTGTCGCTTATAAATTCAATATCTTTTACAATTTTAGATAATGCAATTAAACTCCATTCATTAGCAACATATGCAGAGCTGAATAACAAAGCTCTATCTTTCTTATGTAATAATGCTAGTTCATATTCTAATGCAACATGATAATGACTAGTTCCGGATATGTTTCTAGTACCGCCACTTCCTGCACCGGTCATGTCTAATGCAGTACGCATAGCATCAAGAACAACTTTATGTTGTCCCATTCCTAAATAATCGTTACTACACCAGTTTATAATATTTTTAATATTATACGGACCGTACCAAATTGCAGTTGGGAACTTACCGTTTTCTCGTAATATATCGTTAAACACACGGTAGTTACCAGAGTCTTTTAACGTTTGAATAGTTTGTTTAAAGGGTTCAATGTTTATAGTCATACCGTATTTAAACATAAATATGATAAGAGGACACAAAAATGAGAGTTCAAGATATTATTAGAAACATGTTAAACTTGATTGATGGCGGAGAACAAGAACCCATTGAACCAGAGTTTATACTTAAACCTGATCATAAAGTAACAGCAGGTGATGACATTAACAGATTTAAGCAAATTGTTGATTTGGCAGATAGTCCAGAAAGACACAGATTTATTAATGAACCTAATCCGGCGTATGCAGATTTAGATTCAGTTACAATACATGCAGGTGGCGGAATGAATGGTCCAAAACATCCTGCTGATATACGAGTTAAAGATCCAAGTGCGTATCCGCATTTAATTGATACAGAATTTGAACCAACAGACGATCATCCTGAACATATTGTAATGATTAAAGCAATGAGGGGGCAATAATGTCAGCTAACGGAATCGCATGGTTATCAACCAAAGAAGCAAAACAAGCAGCTAAACTTGCGTTAGCAAAAGCTAAACGTCAAGGTAAAACTGTAGCAGCTGATGGTACAGTTACTGGAAGTATAGATCCTACTAAACAATACTATCGTGATAGAAACAATTATGATATTACGCAATTACCAACAAAATATAACGGTGACGGAATTACTGACAATCCTAATGTAGGCGGACTTGTTGTTGGCCGGCCTTGGACTACATAGATGCCTTATATACACGATCGCAGTGATACTAATATAAACAACTTGCATCATGCAATGGAACTCGTTGACGAAATACCACATGTTCGCGTTACGTTAGGATCTGATAATATTACAGTAACTGGAAATGTTAACATTGCATCTGAAATTAAAATTAATAATACTGAGTTACAAAGTATTCCAGTTCATTTAACAAGTGATATCGATGTAGGTAACTTCCCAGCATTTCCAACTAGTATTGATGTAGGTAACTTCCCAGCATTTCCAACTAGTATTGATGTAGGTAACTTCCCAGCATTTCCAACATTAATCAAAGTATCTAAAGATAGTAATGACAACACTGTAAATAATCGTATATATGTTGATGCTAATGTTTCTAATACTAATCCAATTGCAGTAACTGGAACATTTTGGCAAACTACCCAACCAGTATCTATTGCAAGCATGCCAACTACTCCGGTTACAGGAACATTTTGGCAAACTACACAACCAGTTAGCGGAACTGTAACAGCTAATGTAACATTCCCAACTACCCAACAAGTAAGTGGCACAGTTACGTTAGACAGCGGAAGTTTGTCAGCACTTGAAAACATCAATGCCATAGTAAGCGGTACAGTTGAGTTAGGTAGTACAACATTAACAGCATTAGAAAATGTAGGTGTTACTGGCACAGTTACAGTACAAGATGGCGGTGGTAGCATAACAGTAGATGGTACAGTATCAGCAACTGTGAGTGGCACAGTAGAACTAGGTGCTAGTACATTATCAGCCTTAGAGAATACCACAGTTACTATTAGTGGAACACCTACAGTTAACATCGGTACTATACCTGAAGTAGAGATTAAGAACGACAGTGGCAATCCAGTTCCTATTAGTGGAAATGTTAATGCTACGATTACAGGTACACCTGTTGTATCGTTTGGTGGAGCAAATTTAGATGCGTTTGGCAGATTACGAGTTAGTAATCCGTTTACTTTGTTTGATGGTGCTCAACGATACAGTGATAACCCATTCAAATGGGATCAACTAGACACTGGTGCTGCTACATCTGTATTTGTAACTAACGAAAGTTCAATATTAATGTCGGTATCAGGCAACGGCGATGAAAGTTTGAGACAAACCAAATCAGTGTTTGCTTATCAGCCTGGCAAGAGTTTGCTAACGTTGGCTACTTTTGTTATGACCACACCTACCGCAGGCTTGCGTCAGCGGGTAGGATTGTTTGGAGCACAGAACGGTGTATACTTTGAAGTAGATGGTAATACATTAAATCTTGTGATTAGAAAATATACATCAGGATCTGTAGACGATACTACAGAAAAGTTTGCTCAAACAAATTGGAATGGTGATAAACTTAATGGAACCGGGCCAAGCGGCATCACGTTAGTTGTAAGTAGAGCACAGATTTTTTGGTGTGATATTGAATGGTTAGGTGTAGGAACAGTTCGTGCTGGATTTGTTATTAATGGACAGTTTATAGTCTGTCATACATTCCATCACGCTAACCAAATCGGCGTTAATAAAGTTTACATGACCACTGCTACATTACCTGTTAGATATGAACTAACAAGCACCGGAGCCGCAGGCACTATGCGAGCTATATGCTCAACTGTAATATCCGAAGGTGGCTACATAAATCGTAGTGTTAGTCGAAGTATCGGAACTAGTCTAACAGGAAAGGCTCTCAGCAACACAGTATATAGACCTCTAGTATGTATTAGACTCAAAGCAGCTAATCTTGAATCGGTTGTAGTCCCTGTTAAGTTTGATCTTTTTGGTCTACAACAGGCTGCATTTGTCTATCAGTTAATTATAAATCCAACATTAACTAATGCTAGTTGGACTAGTGCTAGCGCAGACAGTTCAGTAGAGTATGACCTTTCTGCTACCGGATTGTCAGGTGGAACTGTGATTGATCAAGGAATATTTGTAGGATCAAACAAAGGAGGATCAGCCTCTATTACTTCGAATGACGTAGACTTTAGTCAACAACTAGGACGCACTATTGCCGGAGTATCAGATATATGGTGTTTGGCTGCTATTGCCACTACTAATAACGATCGTGCTGTAGGCGTGGTCACTTGGCAAGAGCATATATAAAAGATAAGTATAGTATAGCTAAAGGATTTATAATGAGAGCAAAAGAATTTACAATCAATGTGCCAATAAACATTAAAATAAACGGTGACGGAGATCCTGAGATCGATGTTGCAGGCAACGATTCAGAAGAACCCGACGAAAACCCAATCTTCGTATCGCCGTTACAACAAGAGTTAGAACTTAAAAAAGCTGATGCTGGCAAAGACAGCGCAGTAATTGATAAAATAACAGAACCTGAAGATGTTGGCGCCGAAGAAGACACCACTGACGATGATGTGTCTGATCATACTAATCAATTAAAAAGAATACTAGAACTTATTCGAAAATAATAAGGACACCGGGTGACAATTCAAAAAATTAAATCAGGTCGTATTAACACAGTAGTTGCAGATGCATATGTTGGTGAAATTGGCACAATATTTTACAATCAAGACATAGGCGATCTGCGGTTATCTGACGGTGTATCACTCGGTGGTATTCCGTTAGTTCTTGGTGGAGGTGGGTCAGGAGGCGGTGGTAACGCTACAATGATTGTTTCACCTACTCCCCCGGCAACTAATGTTCCCGGAACAATGTGGTGGGATACTGTACGATCTAACTTATATGTACGATATAGCGGTATATGGCATGCAGCTACCTTAGTACCTACTGCATCAGCTACTGTGAAAGGTGTAGTTAAAATTGGTAATGGTATAATTGTAGATCCCGACGGAACCATTAGTGTACAATATACTCAAGGACCAAAAGGTGATACTGGTGATACTGGACCTCAAGGACTTAAAGGCGATACTGGCGCACAGGGCATTCAAGGACTTAAAGGCGATACTGGTGATACTGGACCTCAAGGACTTAAAGGCGATACTGGTGATACTGGACCTCAAGGACTTAAAGGCGATACAGGTGATACTGGACCTCAAGGGATTCCGGGAGTGTCTGTTACTGGTAGCGAAACATTAGTTTGGTCAACTAGCGGCAGTTATCGCACTCTTACCGGATACAAAGAAAACGATATTACAAATACTGTTAGAGTTGCAGAATTTGCAGGAAATACGTTACGATTAACATTAGCAACGTTTACTCCAACTGTAACTGTAACATCGTCTGCAGGATCAACATTAAATTGGGATGTCCCTGCAACTGGTTTTACTGTTACTGTAGACAATCCAACCGACATCACTGACCAATATATTAATAATGTTATAGCAATTACACAATTAAGTGGATCAGTGTCTACCGTACTTGGAAATTATTCTGCAGGTTTATATAGTAACATTCCTGCAGGTGGTGTAGACTGGACTCAAAGTTTTACTACAAATAACTCAACATCGTATATTAGATCGTTATCCACTACTACAGCAGGCGGCGCTGCAAGTGGAGTTGTTGCATTTAATTACTATAACGGCACGACCCTTGCTAGTTGGGGAACTACTGCAACATTTTCAGTTAGCTGGCTTACGGTGTTGCATTCAATATCAATTGCTGCATTAACAGGAAAAACGTTTCTTGATTCGTATGCATCTACTACATATACGCCATCTACATCTTATATTTCGGCAGGTAACAGAACGTTTTTAATTAGTGGTACAAATGGAACAGTATCGTCAACTACTGCAAGCGGCACATTAACATTTACTGATCCGATTAATCATAGCAATAAGTCTACTGCTAGATATGTAACATTAACTACTACTGCATCTAGACCAGCTGCTGTAACAGGAACAGCATACAATGTTACACTTGGGCCTACTAATACAAATGATGTTGCTGCATCTGCTAGTTTTACATATCCATCTTTTTGGTTATGGTCTGATAGTGTGTTAATTATACCAACAAGGGCTGATATAATTAATAACATTACAGTAGAAACAGGTGTTACTGTTTTAGGAGATCAAGTTAAAACATTAGCAACACAATCAATAACTAATTCAAGTGCAAATCCAAGAGCATTTTGGTTTGTAGTAAGAAGTTCAGCATCACAACCAACAGTATTTAAAACTGGTGCAAGTGCTGGATTATTAAGTGATGTAGCATATACAAATGGCGGAACTGTTGCATTAGCACCTGATTCGCCGTTACCTAACTACGTTGCTGAAAATTATCAATTGTACGGATTTACCTTACAATCAGGTTCAACTTACGTGAGTATTTCATAATGGCATCTAACTATGATGGGTTAACAAGGAATATTTGGCCAGGAACGTGGAGCCCTGCTACTGCTGCGCCAATAGCATTAGACACAGAACTTCGTGGTACATTACAAAGTATTACTGGAGATACAAATGATCGATTAACTAATATACACGGACAGCGTATACAAGAAGGTATGTTAGTTTATGTTAAAAACAGTTATATATCTGGTTTGTATACTAGGACAGGTGATCGATACTATACATATAAACTGCAAACTGGAGAATCTAGAAATAGTTCAACTGGCGCAGTACCTAATGCTGAATCAAATTGGAGTGAAGTTACATTTGGTACAGGTTCAGGATCAGATTATACGTTACCAATTGCATCACCTAGTGTATTAGGTGGTATTAAAATTGGAGCTGGAATAGCTATTAGTCTCGACGGCACTATTAGCGTTGATGTATCTTCAATAACAGCAACACCATTAACAATTAAGTCTAATGGTACGTCTATTACTACACAAACATCGAGTATTAATTTTACAGGTGACAGTGTAACTACAACTACAGTTGGCAATGATGTAACAGTTGATATTAGCGGAATAGCAATTGGAATAAACCTAGACGGTGGTGGTCCAGGATCAGTTTATGGTGGAATTAATCCAATTGATGGAGGGTATATTTAATGGCAGTTCAAATTCAAATACGTCGAGGATCTGCACAGTTATGGTCTAACGTAAATCCAATTCTTGCAGAGGGCGAACTAGCATTAGAATTGGATACAGAAAAATTTAAAATAGGTAACGGCGTACTGCACTGGAATGATTTGCTGTATGCATCAGGACCACAAGGACCTGTTGGACCTCAAGGGCCGCAAGGGATTCCAGGTCCACAGATAAATAAAGTTATAGAGATTCCTGATGTCGTTCCCGGGGATTTAGCAGACGGATCATTATTAATTTATAACGCAATAACAGAACAATGGGACGTTCAAACTTCACTATCAAATCAAAATATGGATGGCGGAGTATTTTAACAGGACAATTATATGGCAAGTTCAAAAATAAGAATTAAAAGAACCAGTACTACTGCAATTACCACCGGTACACTTGCAGTTGGTGAATTAGGGTATTCATCACTTTTAGGTACCCAGTCAAATACTGGTGACAGATTATTTATCGGGATAGGCGCAGATGACGCAAGTACTACTCCGTTTGTAGTTGGTGGTAAATATTTTACAGACATGTTAGATCATGTTGCTGGTACTTTAACTGCAAGCTCTGCACTTATTGTTGATTCAAACAGCAAAATTGATGTAATCAATGTTGGCAATTTAACACTTACTGGCAGCACAGGTGTTATTAGTTCTACTAATTCAAATGGTAACATTACACTTACTCCAAATGGAACAGGGTATGTGCAAATTAGCGGTACTAATGCATTTATTCTTCCAAATGGTACTACTGCACAGCAAAGTCCTGCAATATCAGGTGCGATTCGTTATAACACAACTACTAACTCGTTTGAAGGTTATACTGGTACAAGCGGTGCAGGTAACTGGGCATCATTAGGCGGCGTAAGATCAGTTGATAATCTTACATATATTATTGCAGAAACGTCACCTGGTGTAAGTGATGACATATTACACTTTTATGCAAGTAACAACACTTCTGCAGTAGAAGTTGCAAAATTAGACATAGCTGCTTTAAAATTATTACAAACTACTGCAAATACAGGCAATGCTACTTCAGGTGCATTACAAGTTGCAGGCGGAGCAGGCATTGCTGGAAATATTTGGACTGGCGGTAATTTAAGTGTTGTTGGTACTTCAGCATTTACTGACTTGGCTACATTTAGTAATGGTCTTACTATTTCAGGTAACTCGACTGCTGCGGCTGAATATTTTAAAATTACTGACGGGTCGACTGATAAATTTGTAGTTGATACTGCATCAGGCAACACTACTATATCAGGCACATTACATGCCGGCAATACTACTACTGGTACGTTAAGTTCAACTTCAGCTACATTCTCCGGTGACATTGCAGTTGCTACTACTAAATTTACAATTGCCGCAGCAACAGGTGATACTACAATTGCTGGTACATTAGGTGTTACTGGTACAACTTCATTAACTGCATTAAACTTGTCAGGTGACTTTGCAGTTGCTACTAACAAGTTTACAGTTGCTTCGGCTACGGGTAATACTGCAGCTGCTGGCACATTAAGCGCAGGTGGTGACTTTGCAATTGCTACTAACAAATTTACAGTTGCAGCATTAACTGGTAATACTGCAGTTGCTGGTACATTAAACGTAACTGGACAAACTGACGTTACTGGTAACTTTAACGTAAACACTAACAAATTTACAGTTGCTGCATCAACAGGTAACACTGCAGTTGCTGGTACATTAAACGTAACTGGTACATCTACATTAGCTGCAGTAACTGCAGGGTCTGGTGCATTTTCGGGCGATTTTTCGGTTGCTACTAGTAAATTTACAGTTGCATCAGCTACTGGTAATACAGAAGTTGGTGGCACATTAAATGTAATTGGTACTTCATCATTTAACGGTACAGTATCGTTAAATGGATATAAACTTACAAACTTAGGTGACCCAACTGCTGCAACAGATGCTGTAACTAAAGATTATGTTGATTCACTAGCACAAGGCTTACATACACATGCGCCGGTTGACTTTGTATTACTAGCAGATGCCGGGGCAGCTACATATACTGCAGGTCCTGCTACTGCTCCGTACTTAGGCGATTTTGGTCCAGGTTCATACTTAACATTCTCAGCTGCTCCTACATTTACATATACATGGTTAGGCGGCGCTGAAACTGCAACATTTACCGATCATGGCGGTGAACGTGTATTGTTAATAGGGCAAACAGACAAAAAACAAAACGGTATCTATGTTTGGGCAACTGCTACTACATTTGTTCGTGCAATCGATGCTGATATGTCATATGCACAAAATGGATTTACATCTACGTTAACATCTGGTGTTGCAACTATTGTATTTTCAGTCGGTACTACTGAAAAATTAAGAGTTGGTATGCCTGCATACAAAGTAGGCGGATCCGGTGTATTAGGGGCAGGAGCACAAATTGCATCGATCGATAGCCCAACTCAAATTACATTAACTACTAACCACGGTACAACTGGTGCAGTTAACCTTGCATTTGGATATGGTGATTTAGGCGGTGGTGACTTTGTTTATGTTAATGACTCAGGTTATGGTTATGTACAATCAGTTGAAGGTGTAGTTTTTGGTACAACTGAAATTACATTTACACAGTTTGCTGGACAAGGTTCGTGGCTTGCAGGTGCAGGGTTAACATTAACTGGTAACTCATTTAGCGTAAACACTTCAAATGGTCTTACAGTAAGCGGTGGTAATGTACAAATTGCATCATCAGCAGCTGGTGCAGGTTTAACATTTGACGCCGGTGTGTTTGATATCGGCGGTACTACAAACAGAATTACTATAAATGCTGATAGCATTGACATTGCTAGCACATACGTTGGTCAAACAAGTATTACTACATTAGGTACAATTGGAACTGGTACTTGGCAAGGTACAGTAGTTGCATCAGCATACGGCGGTACCGGGTTTAGCACATACGCAGCTGGTGATATTCTATATGCATCTGCAACTAATACTTTATCAAAACTTGCTAAAGGCAACCCAGGTCAAGTAATGTTACTAGATCCAACCAGTGGTCTTCCATCATGGGCAGACGTAGACGGCGGTACTTTCTAATAAGGCTATTATGACACTTATTTTACATAAACGAAGTAATACACATTTAAAGGTACCATTAGTAAGTGATTTATCTTCAGGTGAGTTATCAATTAATACATACGACGGGAGACTGTTTATTAAAAAAACAGTCTCTTCTGTTGACTCGATTGTAACAATAAGTAATGATTATGCAGATTTAATAAATACTCCAACATTTAGTACTAACTACGGCGTAACTGTTACTACAGTTGGAACAGTTATTACTATTGGCACTCCGCAGGATTTGCAAACTACTGCAAGTCCTACGTTTGCTGGAGCAACTATTAATGGCGATTTAACAATAGTCAATAATGCTAATACTTGGACATTTAATAGCGATGGCGAAATACAATTACCGTCAGGTGGCGACATTGTTGATAGTTCCGGTGCTAGTGTATTAGGAGGCGGCGGGGGAGGCGGCGGGGGTTTATCACCAACACCAATTAAAACTTCTGCGTATACTGCAGTTGCAAACGATTTAGTTAGATGTAATTCAACTGCTAGCAGTTTTTCAGTAACACTTCCATTAAACCCGCCCGATGGGGCAATAATTGGTATTACAGATGTAGATTCTAAGTTTGCAGAACATCCAGTTACTCTTTTACCAAACACTGGCAAAACGATTGAAAATAATACTGGTGTTATTTTAGATATAAGCGGTACTTATATTTCAGTTGTTTATGTGCTAGCAGATTTAAACTGGAAAATACTTGAAACACCTATTATTCATAATGATGGTGCATTAAATTCAACTGCTATTATATCCAACAACTATGTTGCTTCAGGAAACGATTTAGTTAGATGCGATTCATCTGCTGCTAGTTTTTCAATTACATTTCCAAGTGCTCCGGTTGACGGATCTATAATTGGTATTGTTGATTCAACTAATTCATTTTCTACACATAATGTTACATTAATTCCAGGCAGTGGTAAAACTATTGACGGAAGTTCTTCATATGTGTTATCTACTAATGGGGTATATGTTTCATTTATATACATTGAAGCAACATCAACTTGGCGGTCGTTAGGTGAATCAGGGGCAGAATTAGCTGCAAACAATGTATTATTAGGTAATGGCACCAGTGCATTACAAGTTGTTGCTCCGGGCACTACTGGTAACGTATTAACTAGTGATGGCACTACTTGGAGTTCGCAACCTGCGCCCATTTCATTGCCATCACAAACAGGCAATGCTACTAAATATCTAACAACAGACGGTACTACTGCTAGTTGGGGAACAATTTCAAAAACAGTAGAAGTTTTAAAAAGAGACGGAACTACAAGTTCAAGTGTCCTTTTAACTACTGGATACCTAGCAGTTTTAAACCGTTCTAGTACAACAATACAGGTGAGTATAACTTAATGACAGCAAGATATCCATTAGTGCTTAACGGCACTACAATACAAGAATTACAAACTACTGATACTATAGCAGGTTACCCTGCTGGAACAATTGTTGGCACAACCGATACTCAAACATTAACTAATAAGACTATTACTGCATTAGGTTCTTATGAAACTAAAGTAGCAATGGCTGCATTAGACATAGATTTGTCGTTAGGTTCATACTTTACCAAGACATTAACTGCTACTACTGTTTCATTTACGGTAAGCAACATTCCAACTACTGGTACGGTTGGTTCATTTGTGTTGGATTTAACTAATGCTGGATTAGCAACTATTACATGGACATTGTCAGTGGCTGCTGGTGGCACTTCTACTGTTAAATGGGTGAGCGGCACAGCTCCGAGTGGATTAACATCTGCAGGCCGTGACAGTTTTGTGTTTTATACATACGATGCTGGAGCTACGTGGACAGGATTATTAGTTGGTAAGGATATAAAATAATGATTGTTCGTAAAATTATAAATTCAGTATCAACTAGTTCAAGTACTAGCGGGTTAGACCCGTATTTTGATAACGTTGTATTGATGTTTAATTGTGACGGGACTAATGGCAGTACATCATTTTCAGATTTAAGTTTGGTACCAAAATCTATTACTGTAAATAATGCAACTGTGTCAACTGCAACTAAGAAATTTGGAACTGGAAGCATGGTATGTACACCAGGCGTCTCAGTCCCTAGTGGGTCATATCTTAAAGCAGCTTATTCTCCAGATTTTAATTTTAGATCAGGTGATTTTACAGTAGAATGTTGGGCATATTTTAATGCAATTGCTGCATTCCAAGGAGTGTTTTCGGTTAACATTAACTCTGGTACTACCTACGGTTCGCTAAGATTAGAAACTCAAAATGGTAGTTCTAATTTTTATGTATTAGTTCGTAACAGTGGCGGATCTAATTGGCTTAGTACCAGCGGGTACGGCACATATTCTGCAGGTTCATGGATACACTTGGCAGTAGTACGATATGGAACACAAATTACATTATATTGTAACGGAGTTGGATATCCGTGCTTTACAATCTCTGGAGCAATTGACGATCAACAAGGTCCTGCATATTTTGGATGGAGTAATAACGGGTCATTTAATGGATTTGTTGATGATTGCCGTATTACTAAAGGATTAGCACGATACACTGCTAACTTTACGCCTCCAACTGCAGCGTTGCCTACGGCGTCATCTGTTGTTCCACCAACTGTTGATCCGTTATGGAGTAGCGTATTATTAGCATTAACCGGAGACGGATCAAACGGAAGTACATCAATTACCGATATAAGCACGTATGCTAGAACAGTAACACTTTCCGGTAATACACAAGTTAATACTAGTAAAAAAATAGCAGGAACCGGAAGCATTTATTTAGACGGAGTAGGAGATTACTTAACAATACCGACCAATTCTAGTTTATATTTTGGAACTTCTGATTTTACAATTGAGCTGTGGTTTAATCAAACTAGTAGAGTAGCCGGATTTCCAAATTATCCGTCATTATTTTCAACTTCAAGTGTAATTGGATGGGCAGCTGGCAGCATTGATTTATTTGTACAAGCTGCCGGCGGTGGCTCTGGATTTAATTTCTATTCATATAATATAAACCCAGGTTCAGGGTCAGTTGTTGCAAGTACAACTAACATAGTAAATAATGTATGGTATCATGTAGCTGTAAGTAGATCCGGATCTACATTTAGAATGTTTGTTAACGGTGTACAAGAATCAACTTTTACATCATCAACATCTATTGACTCTGCAGGACAACCGTGGACAATTGGTGTTAGACAGACTTCAAATGGTGATTATATTAATGGATATATTGATAACTTTCGTGTTACTAAAGGTACTGCAAGATACACTGCTAACTTTACTCCCCCAACATATCAATTGCCTGTATCATAAGGAATAATCATGGAAATAGCATTAATTAAAAACAATAAAATAGTAAAAATTGGCCATTATAAGGAGGTGTTCTCAAACACTACATTTCCGCCAACTGGCCCAAACGATGAATTTATGAAAGAAAATTCTGCTCTTGGTGTAACTGTATGGAGACCTCATAATAAAAGTACTGAAAAATTAGTTAGTTGTGAGCCAGTTATTGAAGATAATCAAGTCTTTACTGTTGAAGTTGCTGATAAGACTGAAGAAGATCTTGCAGCTGATATTGCAGTTGAATCTGCAAATGTTAGAGAAAAACGCGATCAATTATTAAAAGAGTCTGACTGGACACAAGTAACTGATGCACCGTTTACTAAAGCAGTTAAAACATCTTGGTCTACATACAGACAATCGTTACGTGATATTACTACACAAGAAGGTTTTCCGTTTAATGTTACATTTCCGGATACTCCTATTTAAATAAATATAGTAAAGGAATAACAATGATAAAACTTTCAACATATTTAAACAACGGAACTAGTAGTACAAGCAGTGGTCAACCAACAGTTGCTGCAGTACGGTATGACACTGCAAATCAAGGGTTAGAGTTGTTTGAACAAGAAAATGCTAGACTAAATATTGATGCTATTAGTAGTGAAGATGCATTTATATTAGCGTTAATCATGTAGAAGATAAGTATTATTATGAAAGTACATGAAATATTAACAGAAGGGTTATCTCGCAATAACGCTACTAATATAATTAGTAAATTTATTAAATTTGCATCTTCTGAATTAGGTTTACAAGAATTACCAAATATCGAAATGCAAGACGGTAACGATCGTAGTGTAGAATTTAGATCATTTGGCGGATACGGTGATAAACATATAACTGTTACCTTATCTAATAGACATATTATGGATGTATGTAGAACGTTAGCACATGAGCTTGTGCATTATAGACAAGACTTAAACAATGAGTTAACTCCAGACAGTGGCAACGATGGGAGCGATCATGAAAACGAAGCAAATGCGCAAGCTGCTGTTATCATGCGTAAATGGGGTAAAATGCACCCTAATTTATTTAAACAACAAGCTGTGGAATAACTATGAGAAAAAGTACTCGTTCTATTTTACAAGAACTAAGTGATATTAACCTTAACAGAGATCCAGCATTAGTAATTGAAAGTCGCGGATCTAACATAATTGAAAGTGCAATTAATTTATTAGAATTAATTAGAGAACAATACGATATAGAAACTGCAGCCGAATTAGAGCGTAGATTTATTAATAGTATTAAATCGAATGACTGCAATAAATTCAAACGTAGCATTAAACGAATATCAGAAAATAAACGATAAACCTATAATTTTTAGTTTTGAAGCTAAATAATTATAACACTTACAGAGTAGTAAGTTTATGGTAATAGAGGAGAAATATCATGCCATCATTATTTACATATACAAATCCACAAGGTATTAACGTTGCAGCTAACTATGGTCGTGTTGTTCCACAACACACATATGGTGCTCAAGGTACTAACTATACAAACTTTGGTACACGTAACTTACGTTTCATCAAAGTAAACGTTACTGGTGGTAACAACGATTTAACTAAAAAAGACGGTTTAACTGCAATCGACACTACTGATGCAACTACAACTGCAGCTACTAACTATATGGCTTCTTTGAGCTTGTATTCAAATGCAATCCGTGCATTACAAACTACTGTTGAAGTATGGGGTGTATTTACACCATCAGCTACTGATTTTATTGCAGTTGTTTCTGATGATACAGCTAACGACAGCGATACTAACTCTAACGTAGCTGGCGGATGGGGCGACACAGAAGCTGCAATCGCAGCTAACTTGAATGCAAGTGCAACTGTTGTAGTTACATCAGCAGCATTTACTGGTGCTTCATTAGCTTGGGCATAATCTAAGTTTAACTAACTAACTAAAGGGTTCACATTTTGTGAGCCCTTTTTTTATGACTGTTAAATACACTATGCACTATAAACTTTATACTTATGTTGATATAACACACACTGGACAATACCGAGTAGAACCTGGAAAGGAATCTGCACGATGGAAAGAACAGAATTTTAATACCATTCTACAAACTATTGGAATTAGGTCAAATGTCTACTATACTAACAACCCTATTGTTACCGAAGTTAAAGGTAGTCTAGTTGGGTTTGACACTGACCAAGTTGTGCGCCTTTGGAGATTTGACTTTTTTACCGAACGTGAATTTGTTTTTGAAGACAACGGAGACCCAGTTAGATATCTTAAAGATGATTTTGTATTAGTACCGTACATACAAGGATTAGACGAGTTACTTGAACAAAATTACGCAGTTTTTATAACTGAAGGTAAGAATAAGAATATCGTTTTCTATAAAAAGCAATAAATATAACTGTTACAAGTAGTAACTCAACGAACGACCATTGGAGCGATGAGATGTCATTAAAACCTACAGATATAGAAAAAAATAACTTAGAAAGCCATGTAGAACTATGCGCACTACGTTATCAAAATTTAGAAACCCGTTTAACAACAATTGAATCAAAAGTAGAATCACTTGCTGAAAAGATTCAAGAAAGTCAAGCTAGCATGAGTAAGGTTGTAATCGGTGCAACTGCAACGATTATAGCTGGTTTGTTATCAACCGTAGTAACTATCTTAATAAAATTTTAATATGCGATTTAACGAATTATCTGTCCAATCAATACCATTTCAAGAAACACTGAATCCATTACTTTGGGCAAATGATCAATTAAAAACTGAGATACGTTACCAGTTACTGCTTATCGCTAGGAATTTTACAGAATTTTTAAATGTACAGTCAATACATTTAAAAGATATTACTATTAGCGGAAGTAATGCAAGTTATGGATATTCTGAGTTTTCAGATATAGACTTGCACCTTGTAGTAGATATCCCTAGCGATAAACCAGAACTAGTTGAATTATATGATGCTAAAAAGAATCAATACAACTTTACATACAATATAAAAATTAAAAACATTGATGTTGAGCTGTATGTACAAGATACTAACCAACATCATGAATCTGCAGGCATTTATAGTATCGTAAATGACAAATGGATTAAAGAACCAAAACATCAAACACCTAGAGTAAGCGAACAAGAAGTAAACGATAAAGCTCGTAATTACGTAGGGCAAATTAATCAAGCATTAAAATCATCTAAATTAAAGTTAGCTAAAGATACAATGGATAACATTAAACGATTACGAAAATCAGGGTTAGATGATGTGGGCGAGTTTAGTGTAGAGAATCTAGCATTTAAATTACTACGCGCACATGGTAAGATTGATAAATTACGCAACCATATAAACAAATTACAAAGCTCGGCACTTAGCCTAGGAGAACAGAATGAAGATTAAAGAAATTACGTTAAAAGAGAATTATAAAATTGCAAGCATTGACCCAACTAAAGGTGCAGAGTTAGTTGACCCTAATAACCCAGACCTTAAAATAACAATGCCACTTAATCAATTGCAACCTGATCAAACTGACCCTAGTAAATATACTATTGCAACAGCATTGCCTGGTCAACCTACATCACAACCTGCACAAGCACCCGAGGGAGTTGCTCCTACTGGACAAACTACTCAGCCGCCTGCACCAATTGCACAAGACTCTACTACACAACAACCTGTACCATTTGCACAAGATACAAGTACACAACAACCTGCAAATGGACAACAACCTGCAAATGGACAACAACCTGCAAACGGACAACAGACTGCACAACAACCTGCAAATGGACAGCAACCACCTAAACCCCCACAAGTTGGTGCTGAAATTAAACTAGCAGAAAAGTTTAATGATCGTGATTTAATGAAATCTAAACACAACGATCCAATTGGCGGACCTAATGGTGGTGACAAAACTGATGATTTTATTGACGATGTAACTGATCATGATTTTGAAAAACATGCAGGAAAAAGTATTCGCAAAGAAAAACATACACAAGTACATGAATCAGAAGAACTAATTGCAATGTTAACAATTGCAGGTTTAAGATGAAAATAAACGAACTTATATCTGATTTTAAAATTTTTATTACTAATGAAGAAAAACAGTTATTAGGAAAATTAAAATATCCGATTAAATTTTCTCAACTATCTGACCATGATCAATGTGTAGTTGAAACTATGATTCGTAAAAGTTTAGTAAAAAAAATTGGATTTAATAATCCAACGGTAGTTATAAATGAAAAATCAACAGTCTAAAGTAATTAAAAAGTTTGCTGAATACTTTGATCACGAATTACAGACTACATTACCAATTTCTGTGTTACCAGACGGCTCACTATTATATAAAAAATTCTTAGTTAAACAACTTGACAATACATACTGGGGCGTGTATAATATAGAGTCAAAAGATTTAATTAATGAGTATTATCTTAAAAGCTGTGCATTGATCGCTGCTAAGGAATACAATCATAGACATTACGAAAAATATCATTCAGTCAAGTTACTCGATAGTAAATATGCATCAGTAGCTAATGATGCAATTGTATTTAAAAATAATATAAGTTTAGTAACAGACGACGAAAAATATCATATAATGCTAACACGATTAGAAGAAAGCAATGCTCTTTCAAATCAATATCAACAAATGATTTTGAAATTATTTCGTCAGTCATTTATATAAATACATAATAAGAAATAACCTAGGAATCCAATATGCAAATTAACGATTTAAATCAACGTATGACTAGTTCAAAACTAAACGAAAGTTTAGTTAAAAACTTTGGTTATAAAATACAATTAGAAAACTTTACAGATGCACAACTTGAAGATGCACGTAACAAATTACGCACTAAAATTAGTCAATTTGAAATGAACGAAAGTTATAGCACTGTAGTTGAAAATACTGACTATCAAAAAACTCGCATGTTTCTTGACGTAGTTAATCAAGAAATTTTTGAACGTGAAAACTGCGACGATGTAGATGTTGAAGAAGAACAACCTAAAAAGAAAAAACAAAAAACCGACGAAGGCTATGCACAGTCTAGATTACGTCAACGTGCTGAAAAACTGTCAGTTCCAGAAAGCTGGATTAACAGTGCAATCCGTAGAATTTCATTAGGCGAATCAGATCGTCGTGAATTGTCTGCAGAATTAAAAACACGTTATGATTTAAACGAATCACAAGCTAGTTGGATTTTGTTAGAAGACGAAGAAAAACGTGCAGATGTAATTATTCAAACACGTGACATTGTTCAACGTATCACTGGTTGGTTAGAAGATGTTGCTGCTATGCGTTCAGAACAATTTTTAGAGCTAGTAGACGACATTAAACGTGTTGCAGGTCCAGAAGTTGCACAACAATACGATGCAGTAGTTAGACCTGCAATGGATGGTATTTACTCGGCATTAGAACAATCACGTCAAGGCTTAAACCAAGGACTAGCTATTGTAGCAGGTGACGAACCTGAAATGTTAGGTGCTCCAGTTGAAGGCGAAACTGCGCAAGTAGGCGTAGCTCCTACAGGTAGCGAAAACTTAGATCTTGGTGGTCCAGAAGGAATGCCAGGTGCAGGTGCTCCTACAGCAGGCCCAGAAGCAGGCCCAGAAGCAGGCGGAATTCCTCCATCTGATGCAGGACGTATGAAACGCGAAAGTATCGAATATAGCCGTAAATTAGGAATGATGTTAAGCTCAAAAAAAAAATAATGGAAACCATTGATCCGTTGATTAGTACACTGCATTTATTACAATCTGCAGCAAATAATCAAGAGTGTGCATCTAAACAAAGTTGGGATGTCCTTAGTAAAGAATGCAATACACAAGGTGGTGGGCATATTGATAAAGAAAGCTTTGAAGCAAGATGGGAAGAAGATTCACAGCTTGCAGTTCCAACTTTACCAGAATTAGTTGCTAGTTATGACGACTTTGGCATAACAATTAAAACAGATACTGCAATTCAAGAACCGATCCCTCAGCAAACTGACACTGAGAGTAAATGGTCTAAAAAAGCTAGAATTGGTACTAGAAAACATAAAGATTAGTTGACATTTATAACATAATGTATTATAATTATGTTATGAAACTACTAATAGAAAAATACCAATATACACCAATAAACAGACAATCCGTTGAGGGCAAGAGATTATATTCTTGCCCCGATGGTTCAAAAGTTCCCTCAGTAACAACAATCCTTTCAGCAACTAAACCCGAAGAAGATAAAGCTGCACTACAAGCATGGCGTAAAGCTGTTGGCTATGAAAAAGCACAACAAATTACAACTGAAGCTGCTAGTCGTGGCACTCGTATGCATAAATTTTTGGAAGATTTTGTTGAACAAGGTTATATAAACGAAGCAGGATCTAATCCATACAGTCAGCAAAGTCATAAGATGGCTCAACACATTATAGATCATGGATTAAAACATGTCAACGAAGTATGGGGTAATGAAGTTGCATTGTATTATCCCGGGTTATATGCTGGCACTACAGACGCTGTAGGTTTACATTTAGGCGAACCTGCTATTATTGATTATAAACAATCTAACAAACCTAAAAAACGCGAATACATAGAAGACTATTATCTCCAACTAGCTGCATACGCCATTGCACATAATCATATACACAACACTTCTATACAAAAAGGCGTTGTGCTTATGTGTGTTAAACCACCTGAACTTTCACCATGGGTATGGGGTGAACCACAATATCAAGAGTTCATATTAGAAGGTAGTGAATTTAACAAATATGTTAATAAATGGTGGGATCGGGTGGATGCATATTACAGTATGAACGGATAAATACAACAAACGGAGATTATTATGGCAACAGTTACAAGAGTAAATGGTTCATCAACTACAGTTGGAACCTTATACAATCAAAATGCAAATTTATACATTATTCAAGTTAAGAATACAAGTAATGCTAACATTAACTTACAATTAGAAGATAGTACAGATAGCGACAATGGCGGTGCAGACGTTGCATTAGTTAATGGTACAGTTGAATACATTGTTAAAGAAATTAGTCCATTAGCATGGTTTACACCTGCTGCATCAGCTGGTTACATTTATGTAGTTATGGATAAAGCAATTAACAGTGCTGCTGAACTACAAACACGTATTCGTAGAATTGGATTAAAAGCTGATGGTACAACGTCAGTTGGCCCAAATGCAGTTGACATTAGTGGAACTACAGTTGTTGATGCAGTTACAGTTACATTTGCATTAGTATAACAAACAGCCCTAGTAAACTAGGGCTTTTTTATGGGTGAAAAGTCATAAATATAACATAAGAGGATATATTAATGGCAGTGTTCCAAATTTCAAAAATTCAAGTACGTCGAGGATCAAAAGATAGTTTACCGCAGCTTTCATCGGGCGAGTTAGGCTGGGCAATTGATGAAAGACAACTGTTTATTGGCAACGGATCAGTTAGTGACGGTGCTCCGGCTGTAGGAAACACTAAAGTATTAACCGAACACGATTTATCAACAAGTCTAATTCAAACATTACAATATACATACGATTCAGATGCAACTGATGGATCATTACAAGGTAAATTAGCAGAAAATGTTTCATCAAAAGACTTTGGAACTAAAGGTAACGGTATTACAGATGATACTACTTCATTCCAAACTGCAATCAATACGTTGTTTAACAATACTACAAATCCTGCAACTGGCAGCGGTGGTGACAACGTTAAAGCGCGGGTAACTCTTTCAATTCCACCTGGGATATATAAAATCTCCGGATCAATTATTGTACCAAGTTATGCAACCATTATTGGTGCAGGTATTGATAAAACAATCTTTAACTATGTGCCTGACCCTAGCAGTACTACCCCCGGAACTGCATTTATTACTACTGCAGATGAGGTTACCCATGATATCGTAATATCAGATTTAACCATAACTACAACTAGTAATCTTGCATCTACTTTATTAAATTTACATTCTACTAATAGTATATTTACTAACTTAAAACTATTTGGTAGTCGCACTTCTACAAATTTAAGTGTTGAGAGCAAAGGTATAAAAATATTAGAAGATTCAGAAAATCTTATATTTGAAAATATAAATATCAGCAATGTGTGTTTTGCAGTAGATGCAAGACAACGTGTAACAAATTTAAAATTTAACAATGGATACTTTGATTCAATTGGATACGGATTAGTATTAGGTAACATTACTACTGGATTCGCTAACGAAAATCAAATTACTAATATTAAATTTATAAACGTTACTGCAAATGCAATCCTTATAACTAAGGGTACTAAAAACTATGTTAATAATTGCATTATGACACATGTTGGTAACGATCAAGATGACGTACAGGCTAGATACCCGCAAGTATATTTTGCAAATTTCGGAAATGTATGCACAAATTTAAAATCAAATCGCGGGTCAACTACTAGTAATACTACTCGATATGTTCCAGAAGTTGCAGGGTTTGGCGAGTATAGCAGTAGCACGTTTACTACAGAACTAGTTGATAATGTTGCATGGCATGATATTTGCAGACTGCCATTTAATATTTCAAGTTTAGGAACTGGTACTATACCTGTATCATACAAGATTACATATTTTTATAAATGCGATTCTTATGTTAGATCCGGAGTTATATCATTTGCTGCTGATACTACACATCTTGTTAATTCTGAAATTAGTATATCTGACGACTTTACTGTCTCAGGAAACGATGATAATGCATTGTTGCTAGACTTTTTAGCAAGTATAAATTATCAATCAATAACTATTTCAGCACGTAATATGGCGGCAACGTCAACATTACGTCAACTAACATATTCGTACGTTGCATCATTCTAACCATAACTGTAGACTTATCAGGAAAAAGAACGTATAATTACGTTAAATGATAAGAGATAAGTCTACTTTTTTACACCTTATATCTCATTGTTTTATATAGTATTTCTTTTCAATCTAATTCTATTTTTAGAGAATAGTCTGCCAAATAAATACTAACCTAACCAGAAGTGAAATTATATGAATAAAATAACAGTAACAAAAAGAAATGGCACTCAAGTAGAGCTTACGATTGATAAATGGCAGGCACAAATTGCAAAGATTTGTAGCGGAATTGCCGATGTAAGTCAGTCTATGATTGAAATTAAAAGTCAGCCACAATTTTACGATAATATTACTACATCCGAAATTGACGAAATTACACTACGGGCAATCGTTAACTTAATTGATGTTGATGCTAACCCAGATGTAGGTCATACTAATTACCAATACGTTGCAGGCAAACAACGGTTGTCTATGCTACGTAAAGATGTATACGGACAATACGAGCCGCCACATCTATATACAATTGTTCAAAAGAACATTGAAGTTGGTCTATACACTCCAGAATTACTAGAATGGTATACTGTAGACGAATGGACCAAAATGAATGACATGCTTGATCATTCAAAAGACGAAACTTATTCATTTGCTGCTATTGAGCAGTTAATTGAAAAATACTTAGTACGTAATCGTTCTACTAAAGACATTTACGAAACACCACAGATTAGATATATAATTGCAGCTGCAACTGTGTTCCATAGGGAAGAACCAACTGCAGCTAGAATGAAATTTATAAAGGAATATTACAATGCGGCGTCTGATGGTTTATTTACTCTTGCTACTCCTGTTCTTGCTGGGCTCGGAACTCCAACTAAACAATTTAGCAGCTGTGTTCTCATACGCAGTGATGACGATTTGGATTCTATATTTGCTAGTGGCGAGATGATGGCAAAATATGCTAGCAAACGCGCTGGCATAGGTTTAGAAATTGGACGTGTACGCGCATTAGGAAGTCCTATACGCGGTGGTGAAATTATGCACACAGGTATGATTCCATTTTTAAAGAAATGGTTTGGTGACTTACGTTGCTGTTCACAAGGTGGAATTAGAAATGCTAGTGCTACTGTGACATATCCAATTTGGCATTATCAGTTTGATGACTTAATTGTACTTAAGAACAATCAAGGCACAGACGAAACACGGGTACGCCATTTAGACTACAGTGTAGTATTAAGTGCATTCTTTTGGCGTAGATTTAAAAACAAAGAAAACATAACATTTTTTGATCCTAATGAAGTTCCAGACTTATACGAAGCGTTTTACACTGATACAGCTCTCTTTGAAAAACTGTACCTACAGTATGAAAAAAATACAGGAGTTCGGAAGAAGACCATGTCTGCGGAAGAAGTATTCAAAGGAGGACTCCTAAAAGAACGAACTGACACCGGGCGCATCTACTTAGTCTTTATAGATAACGTAATTAAGCAAGGACCGTTTGATCCATTATGGCATACAATTTATCAAAGTAATTTATGTCAAGAGATTTTACTTCCGACCAAAGCATTTAAGCGTTTAGATGATCCAGCTGGCCGAATTGCATTATGTACACTAGGTAGTATCAATTGGGGAGCTTTCCGTAACCCAGAAGATATGCGTAGAGCTTGCCGTATCTTACATCGTAGTTTAAACAACATACTAGACTACCAAGATTTCTTATCTGTACACAGTAGTGAAAGTAATCAAGAAATACGTCCATTAGGTATCGGTGTTACTAACTTAGCATACTGGCATGCAAAACGCAACTTTAAATACGGCGATGCAGATGCATTAACTGAAGTTAAAAGTTGGATAGAACATCAAACATTCTTCCTAACAGAAATGTCAGTTGAATTAGCTAAAGAACGTGGTGCATGTAGAGACAGTGCTAAAACACGGTACGGACAGGGTATTTTTCCGTGGGAATTACGTGCAGACGGAGTTAATGAATTAACTGACTTTACTCCAGAACTTGATTGGGAACCATTGCGTGCTGATATGAAAGAGTACGGTGTACGTAATGCTACAGTAGGTGCTATTGCTCCAGTTGAAAGTTCTAGTGTAGTGATTAACTCAACTAACGGCATTGCAATGCCAATGCATTTAATACAAACTAAAGAATCTAAATCAGGTTCACTTACACAAGTAGTTCCGGAATATCATAAGTTGAAAAACAAATATCAGCTTATGTGGGATCAAACTGATTGCGTAGGTTATTTAAAAACTGCTGCAGTATTAGCTGCATACATTGATCAATCTATTAGTACTGATACTTTTTACAACCCTGCACACTTTGAAGGTAGAAAAGTACCAACTACACTAATTGCTAAGAACTTAATGTTAGGACTTAAATGGGGGATCAAAACCTTTTATTACAGCCTAGTGAATAAACAAGGTAGTAAAGAAGAAGCCGAAGTTGATTTACCTAGTGCAATTATTGAAGACGATGAAGAATCCTGCGAGGCCTGTAAGCTATGAGCTATAGTTTTATTAAGCAATTCATAACTGAAGGTAAACCTGCATCATTAAAAATAGATCCTCTACCATACGGAATGGATGATTTAAACCCTGCTATATCAAAAGCAACATTAGATTATCATTATGAACATCTTGCTAAAACATACGCAAAGCGTTATAATGCAGGTGAAGGTGATCCTGTGTTTAATGAAGCAGGTGTATTTTTACACAATATCTTATTCCAACAATATCAAGAGTCAACTGGCAATTTAAACAAGCCAGTTGGCAAAGTTTTAGATTTAATTGAAACACATTATAAAACTTTTGATAAGTTTAAAGAAGAGTTTTTAAAAGTAGCAATGGGCATACAAGGCAGTGGTTGGGTTTATCTTGCTAAAGATGGCAAGATCAAAACAATAACTAATCATGCTATTAAAAAAGACATTGTATTGTTAGTTGATTGGTGGGAACATTCTTACTCTCTCGATTATCAATGGGATAAAAAACGTTATCTTGAAAACCAGTGGAAGATTATAAATTGGAAACATATCAATGAATCTATGATGTAAAGGAGCACACGCATGGCTGAAACTAAAATACATAGAAAAATTTTTATTAAGAATTACGGACCTATTCCGGAAGGATACGATATCCATCATATTGATGGTAATCATAGCAACAACACTCCTACAAACTTAAAAGCAGTATCATTACAAGAGCACTTTGATATACACTATTCACAAGGGGATTTTGCCGCTGCAAATAGGATAGCACAACGTCTTGGATTAACAAAAGAAGAAAGAAGTAAATTGTGTGCTCTTGCTGCTATTAAGGCAAACAAGGACGGCAAATGCGGGTTTGGTCTAGGACACGCTTCTATCGCTGGAAGTATTGGCGGTAAAAAAGGTGGACAATCTGCTAAGGAAAACAAAACAGGCATATTTGCGCTAACTCCTGAACAGAATAAACAAAGACATCTGAATAGCGTAATATCAAAATTAATTAAAAACGGCAAGGCAAGTGCGTGGCCAAGAAAGGAACACGTAAACAAAAAGTTATGAAACAAGTACTAGAAAAGTTACATGCAATAGACAACGGAGGCCTTCTATATTATAAGTGGAAGGCAACTTCTTTAACTAATGCTATATTAAACAAAGTAAAAGAAATCAAACTATCAATAACAATATATTGTTTAGTGTTTTTAGCATATTTAGGTATAATTAAAAAATGAAAGATAAAAAATTAGTAATATCAATGCGACATAATTTAAAGGTTGAATTACCACTTAAGCACGATGTTAACACTAACGAATGGGTAATGCGTCTTCCAGAAGAAACATTAACTGACATAACACAATATCTTGAAAGTGCGTGGTATGCACTAGACGAAAAAAGCACAATAAGGATTAAAGACGATGAGTGATGAACAGTATAACTTAGGTGAACAAACTAACTACTTGTCTAGAAAACTGTTTCTAGACGGAACAGTTACAATTCAAAGATTTGAAGAAGTACGCTATCCACGTATTCAAAAGTTTGAAGCAACTGCTAGAGGGTTCTTTTGGACTCCAGAAGAGATTTCATTAAGTAAAGATGCTAACGATTTTAAAGATGCTAGTGATGCAGTTAAACACATATTCACTAGTAACTTACTAAGACAAACTGCATTAGATAGTTTGCAAGGCCGCGGTCCTACCCAAGTGTTCACACCTGTAGTAAGTGTACCCGAAGCAGAACTACTAATGCTTAATTGGGGGTTTTACGAATCAAATATTCATAGTCGTAGTTATAGCCATATTATTCGTAATATCTATAATATTCCAAAAGAGATATTTAACACCATACATGATACTAAAGAAATTGTTGACATGGCAAGCAGTGTTGGCAAATACTACAATAAATTGCATAAACTTAACTGTCAAAAAGAACTTGGTATTGAAATTCTTGAAAGAGATCACATTAAAGCTATTTGGCTTGCACTACACGCAAGTTATGCATTAGAAGCATTCCGCTTTATGGTATCATTTGCTACTAGTTTAGCAATGGTCGAAAACAGGCTGTTTATTGGTAATGGTAACATCATTGCGCTTATATTACAAGATGAGTTATTACACAAAGAGTGGACTGCGTATATGATTAATCAAGTAATAAAAGATGATCCGCGTTTTACCGAAATTAAAGCAGAGTGTGACGAAATCGTGTATAATATGTACTTAGATGTGATCCGCGAAGAAAAAGAATGGGCAGATTACCTATTTTTAAAAGGTCCAGTGATTGGCCTTAATGCTAACATCTTAAAAGAATTTGTTGACTATACTGCAGTACACGCTTTGAAAGAAGTAGGTATTAAGTATCGTGAACAAGCACCTAAATCAACGCCTATTCCATGGTTTAACAAACACGCCGATCCAAGTAAAAAGCAAACTGCTTTACAAGAATCTGAAAGTGTAAATTATGTAATTGGCGTTATGAGTGACGAATTAGATTATGACGAATTACCAACATTGTAACGACATTTGTGCATGCATGGGACCGCAGGGCGATGATCCTGTATGTCCATGCGAAATGCTTAGAGAAGGAAAACAACCATCATATGGATTATGGACTAAGACAGACGTAGAGGCTATGAACAATGCGGTCGGACAGATATTTAAAAAAATCTCGCAAGGGTAACGGCGCTGCAGGAAATGCAAATCAAGCAATAGCACTAAATTCACCAGCGAGAGTAAAAGCAATGATGGCCAATATAGCAAAAATAGATTGGTCAAAACCGTACAAGGATTTTATAAAATGACAGCAATTATATGGTCAAAAGACCAATGTCCGTACTGTGTGCAAGCTAAGAGCTTGTTGCAAATGAAAAACATCAACTTTGAAGAACGAAACATTTCAAATGGTGGATGGACTAAAGAACAACTATTAGAAGAAGTACCAACAGCACGAACATTACCGCAGATTAAAATTGATGACAATTACATCGGTGGTTTTTCAGAATTACAACAATACTTAAAGGCAAATTATGATTATAGATAAAGGCGTATCACCAGGTGAAGTAGTTACAATTAAACTTACTTCAGGCGAAGAACTAATTGCATCATTAGTTGAAGAAACTGACAAATACATTAAAGTTTCAAAACCACGTGTATTAGCAGCTGCACAAGGTGGAATTGGAATGGCACCTTATTTGTTTACTGTTGATCAAGACAAAACAATTAAAATCGCTGCTGCTACAGTAGTAGTATTAGAAGCAACTGAAAGAGAATCAGCAAAATCATACACCGAAGCAACTACTAGCCTTATTTTATAGCATAAATACGATATGGGCATTTCAACTACTAATTTTGGCATTATACACGAAAATGAAAGATTTTCAAAATCTGCAACATGCGGCGTACATGAAGTTATTAATTCAGTAACTTCTTCATTTCCACATGTCGGAGTTAGTGTTTCATTTTCAACTAGAGTAGTTACTATATCCGGTAGATACCAAAATATGTACAGTCCAGCAACTTGGAAATACATACCAGTTGATTCTGTTGATGTAGTTACAATCTCTAATTTTGATCTTATGCCTAGTAAAATTGGTACAGTAGTTGAAGGGGAGAAAGAAGCTGGTAGTATTGTGTTGGTTACTTATATTGTTAATACAACTGAAACTATTAAAACATATACTACCGAAACTGGTTACAATAGTGTAACAGATCCAGAGACTGGTGAAGTTACACAAGTGCCTTACACATATCAGCAAGAGCATATTACTCAGACTGATTATTCATACACAATAACACAAAAAGTAAGTAATGTATGGGACGATTTTGCTAACCAACTTACATTAGCAGTTTCGAGGAGTGAATATTAATGCCAGCAGTAACAAGGTTAGGTGATAAATGTTCAGGTCACGGTAGTTGGCCTGCAAGGGTAAGTGATAGTGCAAGTGGCGATGTATTTGTAAACGGCATTGCAGTACACCGTGAAGGCGATCACTGGGTTACCCATTGTAATGCAGAACCAACATGTCATGATTCAACATTAGCATCAGGTAGCAGTAAAGTGTTTATAAATGGTAAACAATGCGGACGAGTAGGTGATCCAGTAGCATGTGGATCTAAAGTTGCAGTTGGTAGTGGTAACGTATTTGCAGGTTAAAAAAGGAGGTAATAGATATGAAATGGGAAACACCAACATATGTTGATTTACGTTTTGGCTTTGAAGTCACTATGTATATTTACAATCGTTAAAAAAAGGGCTAATTAGCCCTTTTCTTATGAGTACTTATTAGTACATTGATTCCATTTGAATATTACGTTTATGAAGTTCTTGGGACATTGCCATTAGTTTATTATCACTTCGTGCAATTACCGTTCTAATTTCATGTGCAGTTTTTGAATCAAGTTGCGATAATGCATGATTGATAAGTACATCCACTTGTGACATATTTTGTGCATGTGTATCATGTTTTACAGGTTTCTTAGTACTTTTAACAATGTCACTATTAGATTTCCAGGCATCTTTATTTGGATTAGTCTTATTAGAAATATAAGCATCACCTTTCTTTTTAAATTTGATAGAACTTGTTGGAGCAGCTTGTACAGTTGAATATAGTTTATCCCATGATTTTATACTGTTAGCTAATGATTTTCCTAATTCAAATACTCGTTTGTTATTTGCTATTCTTCCAATATTAAATAAAACTTCTGGAAGTTTAGAAACAATTTCGCCCATTAATTTAGATGATGCAGTATCTGGTCCGCCGGTTTTTGGATCCATCAGTACTGGCAAGTGTGCTAGCTCTTTCAAAAATGGCACATTGCGAAATGCACCCATTTCTGCTAGTTGTGATAACCCATTTTTTAATCCATCTCTTGCTACTTCTTGGCCAAAATGAGATCGTGCAGATACTGACATGTATTTGTCTTTAAACCACATGCTTTGCGGTCTAGCAATTTCACTTCTAAATGCTGCATGGTAGTTTTTTACCAATCCGCGTTCTACTTCATCAGCATCATCACTAACTGTTAATTTTTCTTTATATTTGTTGTAAATATGCGGTAATTCTACCAAAAATATTTTTTCAAGCTCTGCAGCATTCCAACGTATTTGTTCAATAACGTCTTCGGCTTTAGCCTCCATTAATTCTTGTATTCTCATGGATAATCCTTTTTATAATAATATAGTGTATTTAGTAGTTTTTGCTTGACATTTAACTATAATGCTGTATAATGTGTTAATAGTACACTTTATCTATGCAAAAATCCACATTTTAAACGGAATTTTGCATTTCTGTACTATATATTATATGTTTCGAGAGAAACTAAGATAGTTGGATTGGGCAGTTGACAATCCCGCGAGTCTTGGCCAAAGTAGAAACCCGCGAAATTCGGGAAGCCAGGCTTGCCAAAGGTGCAACATTTGCAGTTTAATGTTGTGGCTGATGGAGAAGACGTCACGAACAAAATGGGTTCGAAGAACCTCGTGCAGTTTACTCCCTTAATGTAATGTGTAGTTGTTTTAATGCACACCAAGTGAAAGGAGAAAAAATGAAAAATTCACTAATATCAGGGCTCCTTGCCCTCTCAATAATTACCACCGTAGCTCCAGTAGATGCAGCTACTAAACATTCGACTGACAATCATTCAATACAACACAGTGTACATAAAAAAACTAAACACCTGCATTATAAGCATAGACTTAGATCAGCACATACATCTAACGAAATGCAAGGTATAGCTAGTTGGTATGGTTACGAATCTGGACCTAGATATCGACGCAGACCTAAAACTGCAAGTGGCGAATATTTTAATCCAAAGCAATTAACTGCAGCACATAAGTTTTTACCGTTTGGCACTGTTGTAGAAGTAACTAATTTAGCTAATAACCAAACAGTGTTAGTTACTATTAATGATCGTGGACCGTTTGTTAAAGGTAGAGTTATTGACTTATCAAAGGCTGCAGCAAAAGCAATTGGAATAGCTGGGGTACAGAAAGTATCATTAGCGGTCAAGTCCTTCTCTGATAAATACAAGGCAAAACTAATTACCACATAGAAGGTCACATGAATCCATTAGGAAAAATTACGGTTATTACACCTCCGGATAAGTTTTTTAATTTAGATGTTGGTTATTTGTTAGTAAAACCATCAACGCATGTACTAGAACAGTTTCATGCTATTATTGGTGAAAGCGATGAAGATATTAATATCTTCATTTATGATACCGATGAAGCAGACATTGATTGGTTACTAAGTGTTACACATCAAGTAGCAGTAGTAATTATTGATGTTGATAATTGTGATCCGATTACTAAATCATTTGTCACATTTATGCTTACACACCCTAATGCATACTATATAACTAACGACGAACTAACACCTTACAATTTAATCTCTAAAAATAGAATATTTGATTTAGATTGGATTGTAGAACAACTTAACAATGAGGAAGATGATGATAACAATGCAGAATAGAGTCAAAGTAACAATGCGCGAAAATGAAAACATTACACAATCGTTAAGACGATTTAAGCGCAAGGTTGAAGATTCTGGAAAATTAGAAACACTACGTAAAAAAGAGTTTTACGAAAAACCAACTACTGCTAGAAAACGTGAAGCAGGCGCTGCAAAAGCACGTTACCGTAAGAAACTTCAAAAAGAAGCAAATGCAGTAACTGCAAATCGCAAACGTTTGTACTAAGTCAATTCGTATTGATCCTCATTTTACGATAAATATTAGAATGAGGATCAATTATGTCACAACATCTAATTAAAACAGGTACAGTTCCAAACGATAAAACTGGCGATAGCTTATTCGCTGCTTTTAATAAAGTTAATGCTAACTTTACGGAATTGTATTCTATCACCGGCGGTACAACTGCCAATCTCAAAGAACTTATACAAGATACAATAGCAGAAATGATAGCCAACGGTACTCTGTTTGGCCTTGCTGCTAATTATAATGACCCAAATAATGCACTTGATTTATATAATACATCTGCAACTGTAGATAACGGATATGCATCTACAGTGTTTGAGGATCTAATTTTTGACGGTGGCAATTCTGCTACATCATCATTTACAGATATGCTAATCAACGGAGGAGCCGCATAATGGCAAATAAAATACAAATAAGAAGGGATACTACTACAAACTGGACGGCAGTAAATCCTATTCTAAGCGAAGGCGAACTTGGCTTAGATACTACATTAGACAAAATTAAAATTGGCAACGGCACATCAACTTGGTCTGCATTATCATTCTTTGTTGGGGATATTGGACCACAAGGTGATGTTGGACCACAAGGTGATGTTGGACCGGCTGGTGCTACTAATGAGTTAGTAAACGGATTACATACCGTATCTTTAAATTCATCAGGCGTTGTGACATTTCCCGAAGTTAATGATACACAATTGTCTATTGAAGGCAGTGAACTATTTGGTCTTGCTAGTGTAGTAGCAATATCAAGTAATGATGCAGTTGTTATAAACACATACAATCCTGCGTTGCATGCTTGGACTTTTGGAAACGATGGTATACTAACAGTACCTGGTAATATTGCTACAGACGGAAATCA